CTTTTTTTTTCAACCTTATCCTCTTTTGGAGGAAACTCTCCTGTAGTAGGAGTAATTATGCCTTCTTCGTATTCTGCAAGACGATCCATAGGATCACGATACAGATTGATAATCTGACCTATCTTCATACGAACTTCATCTTTAGATGGATGTTGTCCTTCTGGAAAATAGTTCTGACTTACAAGATCAAACTGCTTTTTTGCAAGTTTAAGTGCTTCTTGTTGTTCACTGTAGTCTTTATCTCCTGGTTTAGATGTTACACCGGCAGAAATAGTATTGAATAAATCATCAATATACTTTCTACCAACATTTCCAATTACTGCTTGAAGTGCTTTATCGTCAGTTGCCTTCAAATTTTCATCACTCTTAAGCTTATAACGGAAGTTTTCTTGCAACAATACCTTTAAAGTACTTGCAATCTGTTCTTCACTCCAACCACATGGTGCCATATGTTTATGTAGTAAGGAATGAGCGGAGACCGGAGAACCTTGTGCAGCAGTATATAAATATACTGTACGTCCAAGACCATTCATTAGCGGAACACTATTGATAATACGGAAGATCTCTTCAATCCACTCTGCTACAGTACGATTGTCAAGTTCAATCTTCTTTTCCGCATTATCTTCTTTGTTAATACAGTATACACGATACCATTCAACTGTGTTAACAATATTAGTTGCGATATTGCGATCTTTACGCATAAGGTGATCTAGGACAGCAGCTAATTCTTCAAGAGAATTGATGTCCTTAGGATCAAGCGAGATAGGTTTTGCAGGAGCCTCAGCTTTGTTTTCCTTTAACTCTTCAGGAATTTTAGTATCTGGAGAATTGAAATCAATTGCTAATTGACCTTCATTCTCTTTTCCCGGAAGTGCTTTAGGTTCAGCTAAAGTAATGCCAAGAGAATCTGCAATATCCTGCAATCGGAAGATCTGTTCAGCCGGTAGCTTACATACAAACTCACCAGCAGCAGATCGTTCTGCAAATTCATTCTTGATATCAATCATTCCAAGCAACCATACTGCGTCGATAGATCGAGCTGTATTTGCATATGATTCTGGACTTTGGTTCTTATACTCTTCATTATTAATGAATCGTTGATAACCAACATACGCAAGCATTGCTTTCGCATCAGCAGAAGAGCGATTAGATCCAATAGGGATTCCATTTCCTATTGCAGGGATTTTACCAACTTTTTCTTCCACTTCTGGAATTATTGTAGGAATCTTTGGACTCTTCTTTCCTTTATCAGCCGTTTGTTGGGTAGGCTTCTTTTCTTCCTTCTTCTCCTCTTTCTTAGTTTCTTTCTTAGAAACTTCCTGATTCTTTTCCTGTTTAGGGTTTGCTGCAGGTTTTGGAGCGGGTTTCTTCTCCTGGGTTGCTGAAGTATTATCAGCTACTTGCTGAGTATCCTCAGCTTTACTGTTCTCTGATTTAGCATCAGCTGATTTTTTGTCAGCTAGACTTACTTTTGTTGCAACTTTTGCTGCATTTCCTTCTTTATTATTCTTTGGTTTTGACATTTTGATAATGCTTTAAATTGTTAGTAAATAAGTTAATTTTAATAGTGTTTTTAGAGAGGTCAACTATCATCCTCTATGTCAGGTGAATCTCGTCCCTTAGTGATATGATTGCTAACTAATATGTCTGACATAAACGGTTCAGTAAATAATGCAATGTAACTCACAGCTCCTGGACGGCTAGTAGAACCTTCTGTCACTGTTACTACGCACTGTGTGCATGCATCATTTCCGTTGTCAACAATATCAATTAGCTGAGTAATAGAAGCTGTTACTCCTGTCTTTTTAGACTGTTTTACAGCTTCTTTACTCAACATACCTACTAATAGACCAGCCATAATGGCAGACATAAATATCCACCACATTTTTGTACTACGAAAAATTCGAGTACAAACAAATGCTACTATAAGTAACACAATAATCCATGCTGCTGTCATAATTAGTAAATTTAGTTGTTGTTTAACAATTGTTTTAATTTATCTCTAGCTTTATTAAGCTGAGATTTTACTTGAGACTCAGAAAGTCCCAATTGTTCAGAGATTTCTTTGTAAGACAAACCTTGAACAGTTCGTAGTTCAATTATATTTCTGTACTTAAAACGAAGTCGCGACAAGGCACTATCTAGAGCATCACTTGTCTCTGCAAAGACATAATCGTCTTCTGGAGAGTAACTGGCCTGGTTACTCAATTGCAAAGAGTTGGCATCGTCGTCAATCCAATAGTTCGCTTTTTCTTTTTTCATACGTCTGATATAATCAATACTACTATTTATAGCTATAGTTTTTAACCACATTTCAAATGAAATATTGTTAACATAACTATCTAGCTTACTAAAGGCTTTAATAAATGTAATAGATAATAAATCATCTGCTACATCTCTATTCTTTACTATATTGTATATAGTAAGATATATAGTTCTTTCAAACCTATTATAAAGCCTTGTAAAGGCAGATTGTTTGCCTTCTCTCGCCTGTTTGATCAGTTCAAAAATCTGTTGTTTTTCTAAATCTGTCATAATTACGGGCTTTAGTAGGTATAAGTTCGATCAAAAACTTATACCTTTAGAGACAATAGGATTCGCGCGCATCTCCTATTGGTATCAGGCAGCTCAAGCAATTACTATCTCGCGAGCACTTAAGGGAATCTCACCCACATCCTTTATCTCTTAGTGAATATAGGGCTAATCAAAGCCCTATATCCTAGAATGGTACACCTACAATCCAGCGGCAGTACCAATCTATATAGCTTTGATAGAATTGCTTATAAGAATCCCATATACACTCCATAAATTCTCTTTTTAAATCAGGAGATAGAGTATTAGGTGATATCTTATTAATCATTCCACAAACTATTCTTATTCTCACGTCTAAAGTAGATTTTTTTTCACAGTTTATTTTACATAATACATTAGTATCAAACCAATATATTATATGATTAATTGGTTTAGTATCTCTGAAAGTTTTGTTCTTAACTTCTTTATCTCCAAGGTTAAGAAAAATTCTCCAGCTTTCTCTCCAATTAAACTTTTTGTACTGTATTCCCCAAGGAGTATATGCTCGATTAGTTAAACTATATGCGACCATGTTTCCTTAGTTTATTGATAATCTGTAACACAATAACGTGAGCTTGTGGTATAGACCATTCTGTTTTACTTACGATATACATTTTGGTTGCCCATATTCCTTTACCAGGAGTACGAGCGTCTTCAATATATCTTTGTGTGAAATCCTCAAATTGTTCATCAGTTATGTCTGGCATTTTAACTCCTCGAGTTGATTTACGACGAGAGGGTAGATCACAAACCTCTGAGTATTCATATTCAAAGAATATGAATTTATCAGGTTCTGTTAATACTGCTTGAATCTCATAAGATTCTTCAGTAACCACATGAAATAATCCTTTTTGAATAAGGTCATTCATTACTAACGCATTTGGTATACGTAGCATTGGAGCTTCACCAATAACATTTGCGAGAAGTTCAAAATCTTCTCCTATGATACGGTAAATTCCAGGATGATTTAGTTTCATAGTTTATTCAATTCTTTTCTAAAGTTATCTACTACACCTGCTACTTCATATTGTTTAAGTTCAGGATATAATTTCATAATCTTGGCAATTGCCTCGATGTCTGAGCGGCAAGAGTTTAATAATTTGATAAACTCTGTTTTTTCATGTTTGGATTCAAACCAAGCAAAATATCTTATCTGCATGCTTCTATGTATTCTTTGATTTTATCATCTAATACCTTCCATTTATTTAAATCAATATCTGTTGCATCTACTAAATAGTATATTGCACAAGTTGATCTAAATACACCACGAATGTAGTTTATTCCCTCTTTATAATGATATTTATTCTTATAAATTCTGGGAACATTTGCATGTAGACGAGTTATTAACTCTGTCTTCATCTTCAGTTCAGTTGCAGCTTTCTCCCAAGATTCTGGTAGATTAGCTCTAATAAAGTTCATTAATCCCATTTCAAATTAATTTATTGATTAAACTTAATTTATTTGTAGCATTAGAGGGATTTGAACCCTCTACAGCTCTTACGTCTGATCTAGCCTGATATGCTTAACCTCACTAATTTTTAAAGTAGACTTAACTACCGGCTAGTTACAACCGGGCTTTTTACGACATTAGCTTAGCCGTTCAGATTACTTCACGCTACTAAGCGTGTATAATCCATTACATAACTTGTATTGCCAGTTATCTGCTTATTGACCTATTCTACTTCACATTGTTGCAATCAAAACCACAATACCCCGAATCTACCGTTCTAAGATTTAAGAACTTGGCGCACGGTAGAACACGATCAAATACCCTAGTTCTTTTCCTTAGTATTGCTTTGAAGCTCTAGGTGAGCGTGGAGTATGAGGGAGTCGAACCCTCGTCTTACAACTGATTCATAGACCTAACAGTCAATTGTGGCTATGTAGGCGACCAAACCTACATAGCCTTTGGTCTTTTAAATTATTTTACTTATAAGTTTTGATAACTGATCATTTATAGACTAGTACAGAAGTATTACTACTCAACATTTGCTATAATGTTTGCCGATTTGATATCATAAGAATGCTATTTGCATAATATACTCTTTGAGTATAGATTCAATACTATATATTGCGCAATTATTATAATACATCCTCACGATCTTAGGCACTTGATCAGTGGCACGTTTTCTAGTCCAACTCCAGTATTGAATAGTTCTCACTATCGTACATTTGTTTGTTTCCTGTCAATTCAGGATGAAGCTGCTTATTATAGATACCGATATACATGGATCTCACCATTTGCTTTCAATCTTCTTCGGATTCTCTATAGAATTAATATCTCTATTATTCAAGTATCTTTCCTGGACCTTGTGTGGCTATTATCTTCCGACGATTGCATCGTCATAACGCCAACTGTATCTTGCTTCCGGATACTGGTTGTCGAGTGCATCACAGGTTTCCTCATACCATTTGTCATTTTCACGCAATGCTTTTACTGCAATGTTTTTGGCTTCTGTTGCCTGTTTCTGGAACTCAGTAGTAGACAGAGTTGCATTTCCGGATTTGAGATCTTCTACCAGAGCAGTATACTTCTTTAAGTATTCTACTTTAATATTTGCCTCTTTCTTTGTCTTTTTCATAGACAATACCATACGCTTGTGCGTATAATCAGCCTTGTTTACAATTGAAATTAACTCTCTCGTTAACTGCTCTTTCTTTGCTTCTGCAACCTTCTTTGCAGCTGCTTCTGCAATTTCAGCAGTTACTACTGCACCATTTTTGATAACATCCTCGATGTTTTCGGTAGACAGAACATCTGCTACTTTTACTTCTTCTTTTGCCATTTTTTGATAATGTTTAAAGATTGATACTATTATTAATTAACACTAAGTTTTAAATTAAAAAAGAACTGTTCTGCATATTCGTATACCTTATTCTGCAGATAACCCCTATCCTTCTTCTATCCTGTATAGGATTGCCGTTGTATAGCCGTTGTACTCTAGTTCTTATGAACTTCCATTAGGGTTCTGGTATATTTACAGTTCTTTTGGGTTGATTGGAATCCACCATACTAACAATTTAATTAGTAATATATAACAGCGGGCAGAGGCTCTGGCGGAACCTCTTGCTTGTTATTCGTTGCCATTCTGAGTTTACACTCAAGATCACATTCACTACAGTTGATAATATTATCTCGTGTAGGACATTCGTTAGAAATCGAATTTGAAGTTTTCATGATCATCTCGACCAAATAAGTATTTGACAATTATAGGCTTACATATTCTTACAAATTCTTTTGCTGTATCTTTGTCTTTGAATTCCAAAGAAGTACCGACAGCGGCATAAGCATTGCCGAGAGCATCGATAGAACTCAAAGAGAGCAAACCGGAAGGTTTTCTGTTATCTGTATAATTCCAACCCCATACGTAATATCTTACCTCTCTTGGATCCATTGTTGTAGGTTTCCAGCCTTCATTTAAAGCTTTTGCAATGGTTTCTAACTTGATGAAATTCCTAGTTTCATCTGTTAATTTGTAGCTTTTATAATTAGCTACAGGATGAAGACCTAGTATTTTACATGCGTCTTCATAAGGTTTTTCTTTACTTAATTTAATCATGCCTTTTTACGATTATAAGGTTCCATTTTCTTATGCTTAGGACGTTTTTTATATTCCGTCTTAGTTTTTACTTCTTTCTCCTTATCTTTTCCCATATTAAACAAGTTCTACTACGTCGTTGATTTCTTTTATATACTTACCTATATTCTCTAGATGAAAATCTTTTAGAATATTTATTACAACTGATTTGTTAGTTTTTACTCCTACTCTTTTTACTAAGTAAGTTATGACTTCTTTATGATCAGTTCTAAACGTACTGTCATTTACAAAATACTTGATAAACTCAAGTTTAAAGTCTTCATCAGTATGAAACAATATTGGATCTCCAACTGTTTCATGTATCTTATTACAGAAGGATATCAATTTGTTTTTAAATGTATCTACGCCTTTAAATGTGTTATCATCTATATTAGGCATCATTAACTTAAGTAAATCAGTTTCATCGTATGTCTTTACATTAAGAGCATTTGCTCCTTCAGCATCTGTATTAGTACACACAGTAGATATGATATCTTTAATCAAATCTTCTTCATGTTTATTACTTCGGTAATTACCATTGATTAAAATTAATACTGCTTTCATAATTATTGATTAATTATTGTTATTTCTATCTCATATTCATCTAACTGATTTTTAATTTCATCAGTAGATAATTCTGAGTTAATTTCAAAGTGTGGATTTAACTCCACTGTTACACCTGGTTTGCTTCTAGCTATAGGTTTAGCTATGCTTATAGGCATTCCTAGTATGCTTTTTAATCCTAATAGGATTGCCAGAAATTGGTCACTATGCTGTGTTACAGAAGTGACATACCTCTTGTTTTTATTCATTTTACATAGGCTTTAAATTGTTAGTTAATAAAATTGATGACGTTACTCTAGGGTATTCTAGAGTAAGAAACACATCTGTTAACGAATGATTCAAGTTATAATACCATAACTTTGAGACTAATACTAAAATGATTTCAAATGCACTTAACGCTTTGTGTTAATAAAGAAAATCAAATTTTAACATTACTTATTAGAGTTTTATTCTATGACTCTCATATGTTTTAGGATTACTCCAGAGTACATACAGAAATAGCTGTCAAACTAAGTCTTAGAACTCACCTGGTTTTTACGTCCGCACGATCGTAAGCACAAATACGAGTATTTCTATACTTATCTTATCGTATTTAGTACAGTATAGATATGCACTTACTTACGCCCCACAGGCTTGTCATCTTCTGAAGACTAACCTATTCTCACGAACCAGTTAGCTATAAATTCACATTTAACCATTAATCTTAATAAATCTTTGTTAAATACTACTATGCATATACTTTCTCTAACGCTTTAGAGAATCACGAGGATTCTTCACAGAATCTGTTGGGGTAATTATATCACGTTGAATAACTGCGCCTTTAAGTATATCTTTAAAATGAGATTTGTTTGATTCATATATGGTAACTATGTCTCTATTAGACAATGATGTACCATGAGTCATCAAAATATCAATTAAGATTGCATCTGGCATTGCTAAAAATATACTATCAATGCGCATTCCCTCTTTTACGTCTTCTCTAAATTTGAGAACTTCCTGTATAGTTAATACAGGTTCTACTGCTTTCACAGTATCAATGCAAACTGATTCGTCTTCTGACGTAACAATTTTAGCAATAGGTTCATGACACATAAACACTATTACTCCAGTAGCGATTACAGCTGCAATAGCTACTAATAACCACCAAAATCCCTTTGATGATTTTCTTAATACTGGATATTGATTATCTTCCATTTAACCCTCCGTTTCTTCGTACAATGATTGAACAACTTGGATACTTTCAGTTACTACAAATATTCTGTCTGAAGCACCTATTTCGGTATTTCCGTCACATACTTCTGCATAACAGAATCCGTCACTAGCAATGAGAATTTCTTCTCCTGTCTCTTTGTCATGTACAATAAAACTTTTCTTTTTCATTTTGATAATGTTTTAATAGTTAATAATTATTTAATAGTATCACCAACAAAGTATACATTCATATATAAGTAATCTGTAACGTATACTTTATATTCTTGGTCAGTAACTGGATTTACTAAACGAAATACATAGTCAGTTTCACTTTCTTGAAATTTATCTGAGACTATATAATGTTTATACCGTATTTGCAAATCCACAAAGTTATATGGATCTTTAGGAACATATTCTTTAAACATATAACAAATAATTATAATAGTTATAGATACTATTAATAATTTACTTATTCTGTTAAGAATATCAAAGTGACTTTTTACGCGTACTACCATATTATTTATTTATTTCTTTCCATAACATAATACATTCATACACTACAACTACTACTACTACAATAGTAGCTGCAATAGTTATTATTGCAAACCACATTTATCACAGATTTCATTATAGATATCTTCCCAGAATTTAAAACCTTCTTTAGTATACATCCAAGGAAATGAGCATATTAGTATTCTACTTATTGGTCTAATACTAAAAAACCTAATCACGTTATCATTATAATTTGTAGTAATTTCTCTCTTAATAATTAAGTTAGAGATATAAGAGGATAATGCATTATTTCTAATTAATGTAATTAATAGTAAATAAGGCATATTGACCACAATAAGATGTCTTTTACTGTTTTTCTTCATATATACTTTGATTATTGATTAATACTCTTAAATAATTTAAATACATTAGCTTCACATGCAAACTAGGAAGGTTTGTTTTTTAACATATTACTAGACTCTATCACCACGATGAGGTTGTATTTATTGATAGAGAATACTACTACAATACCTTATTAGTATTAGGTTTTACATGTACTTTAAATAATACTTATTGTTCAGTTAGTATCAGACTGTCAAGCACATTATGAGGTTATCCTCGTGTATTAATGTTAATACCTATTCTCCATTACTTGCTTAGGATTGGTTACTTTAAGAGTTGCACACATAGCGAACCTAACTATGCCTCTACCACGTGGATTATAATACAGTTTAGATATCCTTAGCTGTGCATAGCGTATCTATATCTAATATTGTATTATTCTTTTCTGTTTTTATAGTGAATATTGTTTTTCTATTTTGAAACTACACTATCTTCACAGTACGAAATTAGTAATTTTAAAAAGGGTAGTCATAAAGACTACCCATAAAACCAACCTCACACAACGAACTAATCGGCCTCTTTACATGCATTGGCGATTTTAATTGGTTTTTAAGTTAAACATATGTTATTTGTGCGCCTTTTATAGTCCTACTCAGGACCTTTTATAATATAGATTGCAGTCGTCATATTCTTCTGATTTAACGGTCAGAACCACTTTGACTTAGAATTGGTGTCTTATATTACTATGAATGCGCCAATAATCCATTACAACGTAGAATGGACTTACAATCTAAATTATTCAAAAATAGAATAAATACTCAAACCTAAATTTGCTATATTGGTAAAACAATTGTTAACAAAAAAGATGAAGATAGGGTTGACGTGTGCCAACCCTTAAAAACTGTTAAGGCTATATATTTAGTCTTTGTCTGTTTCTTCTTCTTCACCTGTAATGTCAACGTAGACGCCTGAAGATAGGTTATTGTTAAGATTATTTAACGCGGTTTCCTCTGCTGTTAAATCCTCCGCCCAATTTCCTTCTTCATCAGCAAATCCAATAACTGTGACAAAGTTCTGTTTAATCAATTTACCAGAATTTGAATAGAATTGAATCCGCCTAACTTCGTCGCTAATGTCTTTTAACGGAATTTGTTTGTAGCACAAATCAAGGCTTAGACAATCGTCTAGTTTCTTATTTCTCTGTTTTTCAGTTATTTCACCTGTTTCAGAATCTAATATTAACTCCGTCATAGGCTCGAGAACTTCGTCCCACTCTTTTACATCCGCGTCATCAACTGGAAAGATACACTTAGTAAGAGTAATGTTACGAGCCTTAGCCGCCGCAATATTAATCTTTATTCTACCCGTTTTTGGGTCTTTTACGGTTTTTTTAGCGTCTTTGTCGCCTTGAATACCTAGCCATGTGCACACGAAAAAATCTGGTTTACCTTCGCGTGATTTGCGCATTTTAGTCTGTAAATAACACAACATAACATTTAAAATTTAAAAGGTTTGAATTTATAATTTATAAGTGTAAGGAAAACCGCGTTAGTCAGACAAGCCGACTAGGGGTCTTCCCTACCGATACTAGATACAGGGGAGTAAACTGTTGCTGGTAATCACACGCACAACCTCTCCCCAAATTTTTTATCCCCAAAAAATTTTATATATTTTTTGTTAAATAGTGTTAAATTTCTGTAGTTAAATAGCCCTAAATGTTGTTAATAAATGTTAAAGAAAAGGGAACCAAACCTAGTATAAGAGCGTTATTATGGGGGTAAGGGGGCATAAACAGATAGTATACTCTTAAGTAAGTAGTAATATAATACTTATTTTAACAGATATAATCCCTTACTTTAGATAATACATACTATGACAGAAGGATTAAAGAATGACTTTAAGGACGGTAAATTAAGATGGGATCTTCTACCGTTAGAAGAGATAGAAGACATTGTTAAAGTATATACTGAAGGAGCTAAGAAATACTCTGATAACAGTTGGCAGAATTTAGATAACGGCTACCAACGTTATAAAGCGGCTTTACTTAGGCATTTACTAGAGTATGAGAAAGGTAATAAAATAGATGAAGATACCGGTTGTCAACATCTAGCACAAGTAGCATGGAATGCTGTAGCTTTACTTTGGTTAGACAAACACGGAAAAGGTAAAATAATAGAATGAATACAAAAGTAACTAGAAAACAAGTTGAAGAAGCTAGAAATTACTTATATAACATTAATACACAATTAGGTATGACACTATACGATCCAGAATTAGCAGAGATAATCAAGAATAGAGAAGTAGTAGAAATTCAAGGTAAAAGATACCATATAGAGAGTTCTCCTCTAGGAACTTGTGATGGTTGTTGCTTTATGGGTAAACAATGCCCACAGAGAGCTGTAACATATTGTACCTCAAATGGAGGAAATATTATAGTAGAAGCAGAACCAAATAAGAAATAATACGTTATAGTTAAAAACTAAGTAAAAAGAATATGGAAGATAAAGTACTAGAAACAGTAGTCAATGGAATAGGATGGGGTATGTTGAAAGATGTTTTAATTAAACCCCTTCCACCTATCATGGTTACTAAAGAGTTTACAGAACAAATACCTAATGGTAAAGTAGATGAGAATGGATTTAATGAGTATGATACTAAGACTGAGACTAAGGAAGTAGAATCTGATTGGGCTACAGGTATTGTACTACAGATTCCTTCACACTTAACAGATGTTAAATTTAAGGTTGGTGATACAGTTGCTTATAATAAGAAGTTTGCAATGTATTTTGATCTGGTAAAAGATACCCAATTAGTGAAACCTTATGACATTATTGCCGTTAAGTAATATATAATTAAGTTTTGCATAAAAATTAAAATATTGTTGTGGAAGGGAGAGCTCGACTTAGGCCGGGCTTTCTTTTTATATGTTAATTAATTGTTAACAAATGTTAAAAGCTATTAACAATTAATTACAATTAACGTTTTATAGGCATATGGAAAAATTAATAGTAATGGGTCTCTGCTTTTCCATGATATGGCTTGCCGTATGGGGGCTCAGTGATAAAAATAAGAAATAATATGGAATATACATTTAAGAAAGATTTCGGCTTTTTCAAAGCAAACGATGTACTTACTTGGAATGAAGATATTGATGCCTTTACTATGGATGTAGAGGAGGGTAATAGTTTTAGATCTGCAATGATTGACGAACGTACTGTTGAAGATCTGCGTTCGGAAGGTTTACTAGTAGCTAATGCTGAACCTGAAAATGATAAGATCAACACTACTGTTGAATTCATTGATTCTTTACTTAAACAATACGAAGATGATTACAAAGAAGTAACACAGAAGTATAAAGAAGGTAAAGTTCAACCGTGTGTTAAAGTAGAAGCTGAAACAGTTTATTTTAACCTTACTAAGGTATTAAATAAGATTAAAGAGGAATTGACGAATGAATAAATTGGTTAAGAAAGTATCTAAAACCGATTTGTATAAAGAATTCTTAAAAAGCCTTAACGGTATATTAGACCTTACTAACAGGGAGTTAGAGTTATTAGCTACGTTTATAGACTTAGATATTAATACTCCTAAACTCCCTAATATTAGTAAGAATGTAATAAGCGCTGAAAATAGGAAGTACATTAAGCGTACTCTAGGTATTACTCCTGATAATTTAAGTAGATACATAGCTAAATTCAAGAGTTAGGGTATACTAGTAAAAGGTGAAATAGAAGACGAGGTAAAAGTAAATAAAGTATTAATACCTGAGATAATCGGTGATAGAGTACAAATTACAATCATATTAAGATTAAATAAAGATGAAAATGAGATCATTCCTGCTTGAAGCAGGAACAATAATAGCATGGAAGAAGTATCCGTATATTAAGAAACTGTGGAATAAGATTAGAGGTAAACAGTTACCGTTTAACATGTTTACTATAGTACCTAGTCGAACAGAGTTGCTTACCTCGGATGATATGAAAGATATAGAAATATATGAACCTATACGTAAGTATAATAAACAAGAACAATCTAAGATAAGCACTCTTGCTAAGGATACTTTATATAGTAGCGATTGGGTAGATGTAGCATCACTAATAAATATAGTAAGACCTAACACATTATTAGGATCTATTACATTAGCCACATGTAAATATTATAAGAAAGTAGAATGGAATGAGAAATTAGACGAGTATATATACTAAATTAAGTAACAAGTATAACATTCCATATCAAGTTATTGAAGTAATATGTAATAGCCCGTTTAAATTTACTAATCAGATTATAACAGATTTAGATCCTAAACCAGTAATGTTTGCTTACTTAGGTAAATTCAAAATAAAGAAAAGATATGAAGAAGATGCCAAAAATAGACATGTACGATCCTCAGATATACCCAAGAAGACTATATGTAGCAGTAGAAGTTGAGGATTTACACAAATACTTTAGATTACTAAGTACGGATAGTGAAGTTGAATTTACTGAGAATGAGGCTAGAGAAGCATTTCAAGAGAAAGATTATGCAATGGTGACTCGTTCTGTAATAAATAAAGAAGATAGTAAATATGGAGCATTAATTCAGATACCTGATTTAGACGTAATAGATCAAACTGATATATCACATGAGGCGGTACATGCAGCAGATTATATGTATCAGGAATTAGGAATGTATACATATGACTTCAAGGATGGTAATGAAGGTTATGCTTACTTGGTAGGATGGATAGCTGGTTGTATTAGTAAAAGTATAATTAAAGCAAAACAGAATTTAACATAACACTTCCTTAATAAATAATGATATGACAATAGAAGAAAGCAAAGCGATGTGGAACATCGAGAAGAGTAATGTTGACCAAGTTAACTTTACTAAAGGAATGAAGGATTTATATAAAGCTGTGGATAAAGTTATCGAAAATGGTATTATTACTTATGAAGACTTCACTAACGATACTATCGATGAACTTACTACCTTAATGGTACAAGAAGGTAAAGGAGAAATTGATACTGCAGATAGAGTGGAACAAATAGATCTAATGTGTAAGCGTTTAACTAAGAGATATGAAGAAAAATATAACGCCAGAGAGCTTGGAACAGGAATTACAGAACTTTCAACAGATAGTGCAGAAGTATCAGACCCTGAAAAACTACACGAATCCGAATGTATCGCTGAGGAGAGCGTTAGCGATAATACAGAGATTGAATAAAGAAAAATATTTAGGTTATAGAATTGATTGATTATGGTAAAATATTGTGCAAAAGTAAAGAATGCTAATATCTACAAAGTGGATTTTGAGAAAGAAGAATTCGAACCTGTCAGTTACTTTAGTGATATTGACTATCATTATATTATACCAGAAGATGGTATATTGGAAATAACTGATAAAGACGGTAATAAGAAATCTATTGAAGTGAAACAGTATAATATGGTACTTAGGCTGTATAGTACCACTAGTAGCTATGATGACAAGGAGTATATAGTAATAGATAATCCAGAATTGAAGGACTATTATCGTAGAAGAATTGAGAGATTGGAAGCTGATAGAAAAGCGAGAGAAGTAGCAACGAATGAGAACTGTTGTTGTGATTGTGAACCTGTAGGAGCCGCGTAATGGAAAAGATTTTAATTAAAGGTAGTCGTATCGTAGTATACGATACTGACACTAACAGCATAGGATATTGTAGCCCAACATATGCATATAGTAATGAAATGTACTCTCCACAGAAGAATGGACAAGTAATTACATAGACTCAGGTAATTGATGTTAATGCTGGTGATATTATCATCCCATTGCGTTATTACTCTAATAAGGAGCATAAGGAAATGACTGAAGTAATGGTCATTACAGATAAAGTTGCTGCTTATGATCTGAATAAAGCTATAGAAAAGATGAAGTATCACATAGAATACAAGGAAGAGAAAAATGAATCTTGTTGATATAGTAGGCGGTAAAGTAGTAATTCATCCTGATCTATACTTTGTACCAGCGTTTAAAAGACTATATGAACATGATACTTCAGAAGATAAGATTCATCAAGAGCTTGTTATTACTTATATAGTACTTATGCACAAGTGGAGTAGTCCATATAAGAAGAGCATGGATGCTTCTACTAGGGAAATAAGGTTAAAAGAGCAAGTATTCAACGATGTAAATTATCAGCTTACTGAAGATGAAAAGATAGCTGAACAAGAATACATAGATTGGCAAAATACTAGGATACTTAAGATGCTAGACGCTCAAATGAACAAATTAGACTCAGTTACTAAGTGGTATGAAGAGTCATTAGATGATTGTTTGGATGAGAAGAAGATCAAAGATCTACTAGCTGGAATGGGTTCTACAGCTAATACTATTAAGAGTATAGAAGCATTAAAATCTATGGTTCAATCTGAGGAATTAACTATGGGTAAAGTAAAGGGAGATGCCAAGGTTAATCCTTATGAGTTGGCAGGATAATACAGTTAAAGATAACCAAAATTAAACAATACGTTTATAATAATATAATTTTGAATAAAATGAAAAAGCAAGTAAATATTGTAATTGATATGAATAAAACCCAAGAAGAAGTATGGCAGCAGATGGAAGAAGCATATGCAGTTTTACATAAACTTGGTCAAAGAAAACCTTGGTATAAGAGACTGTTCTCTTGGTTTTGATATTTAAAAGTCTGACAGGGACAGACATTAAATATTCCCTGGCACATATTGGGGTATAACGTAATTGGCAGCGTCGCCGGCTCTAACCCGGTATGATTTGTGTGGGTTCGAATCCTACTGCCCCAACCAATAAATTTTTTAATATGTCGTATAGAGATATTGATCCCAAATTAGCTGGTATATACATATTTAAAAATAACATTAACAACAAATGTTATATAGGTCAAGGAATTTCTTTAAGAAAGAGAATAAAGCATCATTTCAGTAATATAAAGACTAAACGTTATGATTTGCCTTTATACAGAGCTATTGAGAAGCACGGAATTCATAATTTTACTGTAGATGTAATAGAATCGTTTATACCTGATGTTAATATGACTACTGAGGAATTAATCAAGAGATTAGACGATTTAGAAGTAAAGTATATTGAATTATACAATGCTTATACAGAAGGTTATAATTGCACCAAAGGAGGAGATTTTGGAGTTCTTGGTTTAAAAATGACGAAAGAGCAAAAACAAAAGATTTCTGAAATATCTAAACAAAGAGCTCAAAACTACTATAAGCCTGTTTTTTTGTATAATATAAAAGACAGATCTACTATATATGCAATTAGTGTAACTCACGCTTCTGCTATAGTTGGATTTCATAGATCTTGTATCACAAGATGCGCCAATGGCAGATATAATGAGACACATGGTTATATAATTGCTTATACAAAAGAAGAATTAAAAGTGAAAATACATTCCTATAAGAGGAACAAATATAACAGTATAAAACATTGAACTTAATGAAGTTGCAGCGCGGCACAACGTAAACACCTAAGTCACTTATTGCGTAATTAACAATAAACACAGCTCATGATGGTCCTAATCGTAAGTAGGCAGGTAGGCGGTTCCTGGTTTTGGTTAAACCGCTGTATTGTGGGATGGAGCAGTTGGTAGCTCGTTAGGCTCATAACCTAAAGGTCGTTGGTCCAAGTCCAACTCCCGCAACTTAAGAAGAAATAATATGGTAGATTTCAACAAATAGATAAAAAATAGCGATAAGTTTAGAGAACCAGCCTTGTAGTTTATAGCTACAGGGCATTATTGTTCATATCCGATTGGAACAACAGAATATTTCCAATATTGGGATGAGCAAAAACGTAGATGTATCGACGGTTATACTTCTGATGATGGTGATTTCATCAGCGGGTATAACTATTTTTATTTAAACTTTTGTCCTATATCAAGAATTGTAAATGAAACAATACTTAATAGCGATGGTAGTTATACTGTAAAACGAAAGAATAAAGTAACATTTCCAGACTTTTGGGATTATGATTACTACTTTTTTACTGCATTTAATGATGCAGAAGACCAAGGAAAACACATGTGTGTACTAAAATCACGTAGAAAAGGTTTTAGTTATAAAGGTGGTGCAATGTTATGTCGTAATTACTATTTAGTACCTAACTCAAAATCATTTGTATATGCTGCTAATAAGCAATACTTAACAGAAGATGGTATTCTTACTAAGGCATGGGACTATATGGACTTTATAGATAAGAATACTGCATGGGGTAAGAAGAGGTCGGTTAACACATAGATGCGCAAACGTGCTGGATTTTTTAGTAAAGACGAATATGGTAATGTAGTAGAATTAGGATATAAATCAGAAATAATTGGAGTTACTTTAAAGGATAATCCTAGTTCGATTCGTGGTAAGAAAGCAAACTTAATACTATTTGAAGAAGGTGGTAGTATGAGCGAGCTATCTGCAGCTTGGCAAATTGCAAGACCTTCTGTTGAAGTAGATGGTGTAGCATTTGCATCTATGCTTATATGGGGTACTGGTGGTGATGAAGATAGCAAATTCTCAACACTAAAGGACATGTTCTATAATCCAGAAGGCTATAACTGTATAGGATTCGATAATATATGGGATGAAACTGCTACTAGTAAATAGTGTGGATTCTTTGTCCCACAATATACTAATATGGATTTAAGAGATAAAAGCGGTAATCGTTTATATATGGACGAAGATGGAAATACTTTATATAAACCAGCCCTATAGTACATATTGGATGAAAGAAAAAAAGTAATAGAAAATGCTACAAATTCTACAGCTATTGATAGATATGTTGCAGAACGACCAATAACTCCAGCAGAAGCAATGCTTGAATTTAATGGTAATATATTCCCTAAAAAAGAACTACAAGAACAACTAGCTAGAATAAGGACTAATAAAAGTCTAAGTAATCACAAACAGGTTGGTGATTTAGTTTGGGAAAAAGATGGCACTTTAAAATGGGTTATTAAAAAACATGGAGACATAACTCATTATCCTTTAAAGAAGGACGATGATCCAACCGGTTCTATTGTTATATGGGAACATCCTGTAAAGGACGCTCCGTAGGGCTTATACATATTAGGAGTCGATCCATATGACCACGACTAGTCTGGTACTAATTCACTAGGTTCTACTTTTGTATACAAACGTTTCTAGAGTTTCGAGAACTATTACGATATTATAGTTGCTGAATATACTGGTAGACCATCTACAGCTGAAGAGTATTATGAAAATTTACGCAAGTTAGCCGTATACTATAATGGCAGAATCATGTACGAGAATGAGCGCAAAGGCTTGTTCCCTTATTTTACTGCTAAGCATTGCGACTATTTGCTGGCTGACCAACCCGATATTATTTCCGATGTAGTTGGTAATTCCAAAGTACAAAGAAAAAAAGGTTGCCACATGAATAAATAGATCAAACAATGGGGAGAAGGCTTGATTAAGGACTGGTTAAATGAAGAATAGGCTCCTGGTAAAAAGAACCTGCACAACATATTGTCAGAGCCGCTATTAGAAGAGCTTATAAGCTATAATGATACAGGAAACTTTGATAGAGTCATGGCGTTGATGCAGGTGATGATTTATAGAGAGTAGCTCTATAATGTGAAGGTTAAAGAGAAGAAAAAAGAGAATAAAAATAGAGTACTATTTGAAGGCCCTATTTTTACTCAAGAATGGTATCGTGACGACGATACTATTGATAATATAAAAGCATATATGTTTTAACTATGAAAAATATCAATCAATTTCCACTATAGAAACTACCTATGTCTAAAAAGACAGAAGACTGGAAGAAAAGTTGTGTAGACTATATAATTGGTAAAAGTCAAGGTGGTTCTAGAAATGGTAACAATAGAACTCGTAAAGAAGAGATGTAGACATACTATGATTTGTATAATAGTATATACAATGAAAAAGATTTAAAGTATGTTACAAATCCATTTAAACAATAGGACGGGTTTCCAGCTATGGCTTAGGATTATAATATAATCAAACCTAAGATAGACCTGTTACTTGGAGAAGAGACTAAAAGACCATTTAATTTCAGAGTAGTTCGTACTAGTGAAATAGCTACTAGTGAAATACAAGATAAAGCTAAACAGATGTTGATAGACTATATTCAGGCTACTATTATGAGTAAATTAGGGCCAGAAGAACAGGCTAGATATCAACAAGCTTTAGAGTCGGGAGAGATTATGCCTCCAGAATAGATACAAAAGTATATGAGTAAAGACTATAAGGATATTGCCGAAATAACTGCATACCATAGTCTAAATTATTTAAAGAATAAGTTAAATATTACTCATGAGTTCTTCAAAGGTTGGAAAGATGCCTTAATAGGAGGAGAAGAAATCTATTATGTAGGTATATTAAATGGGGAACCTTGTTTAGAACGAATCAATCCTCTGTATTTTGATTATGATACTGAAACATCAGATCTAGAATTTATTCATGATGCGCAGTGGTGTGTTTATGAAATGAAATTATCTGTTACTGACATATACGATAGATATTATGATAAATTGTCCGAAAAACAATTAAACGAGCTTCTAGATCTCATGAGTGACTCAGCAAAAGGAGGAGTTAATCCTGAGGTACGTAAAACTTCATTAGATTATCCTCATATTAAAACCCACACTATTAATGGTTTTAGTACTAATCCTTTTGAGGACGGGAGTAACATAAGCGTATGGCATACATGTTGGCAAGGTTTTAAGAAAATAGGTTTCGTTACCATTACTGATCCAGAAACTGGATAGCCTGTAGAATATGTAGTAGATGAGACTTACAATGTTACTGGTATGGAGTTAAATGTAGAATGGAAATGGATTATAGAGACATATGAAGGATATAGAGCTGGAGAAGATCTATACTTCGGGATGGGTCCTATAGAATATCAATTTATATCAGCTGATAATCCCAATGCTTAGAGATTACCATATACTGGGGTAATATATAATAATACTAATAGTAAACCTAGATCTTTGGTAAGTATGATGAAACCGTTACAGTATATGTATATTGTACTATGGTATCGCCTAGAGTTAGCAATGGCTAGAGATAAAGGTAAAGTAGTGAATATGGATATTACTCAGATACCTAAGTCTATGAATATAGATGTATCCAAATGGATGCATTATTTGTCAGCTCTAGGGGTCAATTTTATTAATCCATATGAAGAAGGTTGGGATATACCAGGTAGAGAAGGCGGTAAGCCTGCTCAATTTAATCAGATTACAGCATTGGATCTTACTATGGCTAATACTATTAACTAGTACATTATGTTAATGGATAAGATAGAATCTATGTTATCTGAAATATCTGGAGTAAGTAAGCAAAGGGAAGGTAGTATATCCTCTAATGAATTAGTAGGCAACGTAGAAAGATCTGTAGTATAGTCCGCTCATATTACTGAACCATGGTTCTGGACTCATAATCAAGTAAAGAGAGAGGCCATTAGTATGCTTTTAAACACTTCTAAGTGGGCTTGGAAAGACAATAAAACAAATCTATAGTATATACTAGATGATGCTACCAGAGCCTTTATAACATTGTCAGACAGCTTCTTCTATGAAGATTATGACGTATTTGTTGAAGATACTACTAAAAATCAACAACAAATAGATGCACTTAAGAATCTCATGCAACCAGCTATGCAAAATGGAGCTAGCTTACTTGATATCACAGAGATCATTACTATGGATAATGTGGCTATGATCAAAAATAAGCTTGAAGAAATTGAACAGAAGAGAATGGAACAACAGCAAGCTATGGAACAAGCGCAAGCCGAACGTGAACAATAGATGTTGCAGATGCAGAATGAGGTTAAAGAAGAAGAACTTATGCTTAAAGAAGCTGAAATGGATCTCAAGAAATATGAAATTGATTCTAACAATGCAACTAAGATTACTGTAGCTCAATTGAACGCTTATAGAGGTGCAGAGAATATGGACCAGAATGGAAATGGAATACCAGATACTATGGAAATTGCAGCTCAGGCATTAGCAGAAAGAAAGCAAGCATCTGATGAAGCTTCTAAACAATTTGAATTCAACAATAAGGTAAGAGAACAATAGTTGAAGAGAGAGATAGAGGAGAAGAAAGTAGCTCTAGAAAAACAAAAATTAGAATCTCAAAAAGAATTATAGAAGATGAAAGACGATGCTGCAATGGAACGTGAGAAATTGAAAGCTAAAACAGCGTTGAAGAATAGAGTAACAGGAGAGAAGTAATGAAATTAATATATAATAACATCATACCTTTTAAAGGTTTCAAAGCAATTAATCTATTTGGGTTGTGTTTTGTACGTAATGGTATGAAAATGTCCGATAAGGATATTAACCATGAGAAGATACATACTTCTCAAATGAAGGAACTTCTTTACTTACCATTCTATTTGTTATACTTTGGAGAATGGGTAGTAAGGTTATTTATGAAAGGAAATGCTTATAGAAATATAAGTTTTGAGAAAGAAGCGTATACTAACGAAAATGATTTAACATATTTAACTAGGAGGAAACATTATGGCATGTGGAAGTAAGAAAGGCGGAAAGAAACCTGTAAAGAAATAAGATTATGGATAGACAAGCGTTTAAATAGAGAATGCAATAGTTGAAGTAGTACCGGGAGTAGAATCCCGGTAAAACTTACCTTGATTGGAAAAATTCATTACCAAGTAACTTATAGGACGAGAGTAATTATAATCTACGTAGAGCTTATGAGCTTGGATATGAACCGGAATGGAATGAAGATGATAAGTCTTATCACCTACCTACTAGAGATAGTGAAACTGGAGAAATACTTAAGAAACCATGGCATCCTACATTTCTGATAGGATTACAAGAAGATGCCAAATTAGGTTATTATCCATAGATTAAAAACGGCACTATGTATACTACTACATGGGAAGGTAATGAGAATCCTATCTATAAGTACGCAGATGGTGGTGAAATACCACCCAATAATAAACCAATAATTCCTGAATAGCCTCAACTGTATAAAGGTAAATTATATAAAGATAGATACGGTCGTAAGTATACGGAAGATCAGTTGGCTGATTATTATGATAATAGCAGTGATGAGATTGATAGATTTACCGGTAAACCATTTATTAGAGGTTTGAAACCGATGGTAGATATTGAAGATGCTGCAAATGTAACTCCTATTGGTGATGCCATATCTATATATGATACTTACGAAGCTTTAAGGAATAAAGATTGGGGAAATGCAGGATTAGCCGCTTTAGGTCTAGTTCCTTTTATGCCTAGATTTGGGGGAGTTGCTGTTAAATCTTCTAAGAAAATTAGTAAACCTAAGAGTACTTATATTCCTAAAGTGGATCCTAACTATAAATAGAATGTTATAGATAAGGCTCTACATGAGCAGAAAAGTTATTCAGATATGCCATTAAGCCTGGTTGAAGAGATAAATGATCAACGTAATAGAACATACGATTTAATGCAGGAACCATATGCTAGAGAAAGAGCAAAAAGCTGTGGATCAACAGTATGGTACAGATTATCTGAAGGTATATGATAGCATGTTAGAGAAATATGTTGATATTGATGAGTATTTCCAACTTCCTGAACCGAAGTATAAAAAGATGGAAAGACCCACTATTGGAGCACAAGTTACTCCTTCAGAAGGAAATACAATATATTTCAATAGAGACATGATCAAAGTACCAGAAGATATTCCAAATAGTGTAGTGCTTCATGAAATGGGTCACTTGGTAGATGGTGCAACTGGTATGAATAATGAGTTCTTAAGAAAACTTGGAGATAAGAGCAAATTTGTCCCATTCAATTAGGCTAAAACTATGTATCCTAATATGACCAGAGATATGTATAATAATATATTGCAGGGCACTGAAATCAAGAGTTACATGAATCAGTTTAGGAATTACTTAGATCAGAAAGGTAAGCTAAATAGAGGAAACTACACAGGTAGCTATAAGAATTTGAAGAAGGAGATAATTGATGCTCCTAGAGAAAGCTTTAATAACATTAAAGCAATCTTCAATCTTTATAGAAGTCCTAAGTTATTTAATAAGGACTTTTAGATGATTCCTATAGTAAATAATAATGATAATAACACTATAGTATAATGGATAATTCATATCAAAAAGACATGGCGCTGATAATGCCAGAATATCCAATTCCTAAGTATAAGGATGGTGGCATACATATCAAGAAAAAGAATAGAGGTAAGTTTAATTCATTAAAGAAACGTACTGGTAAAAGTACTGAAGAACTTACGCATAGCAAGAACCCATTGACTCGTAAGAGAGCTATCTTTGCTCAAAACTTTAGTAAAATAGCTAAGAGAAGGAAAAAGAGAAAATGATAGGAAGATATAGAAGTAAATTTAAACAATTTGACGATAACAACAACTTGCTATGTTATTCTTGTAAAAAATACAAACCATTGGATTGCTTTGATAAGAACCCAGATAAATGGTTTAGAGCAGAAAAAGATACAAGATGCAAACAATGCAAGAAAGAAGCATATATACGTAGAAAATAGTAGAATAGAGGAAAGAAAGATTTGAATAGACTGCTGTATGAGAGATTTCATGGTTTAAAAGACAGATCTAAAAGAAAGAATATCGAATGCAACATAGATGAAAGTTATTTGCACGAACTATGGGAACGCTAGAACGGAATGTGTGCTTTGTCTGGAATACCTATGACATATTACTTTGATAGTGGAAGAGTTCCTACTAATTTAAGTGTAGATAGAATTAACCCTAGTCTGGGTTATATTAAAGGCAATCTATAGCTAGTGTGTATGGCTGTTAATCAAATGAAAAATGATCTTACTATAGAATAGTTGAAATACTTTTGTAGAAGTATATTACAAAACAATAAATAAATCTAATTATATATAATTATGGAAAAAGAAACATTAAACGGTTTTGAAATATTTGAAGATTTCATGCCAGGAGCTAATGTATTTACTAAAACAGAAATCAAGCAACCTGGCGAAGATGCTGAGGTAGATGATACTAAGGTAGATGAAGATGCTATAACAGAAGAGTTAACTGACGAAGAACTGGAAGGATTGCGTAATCCTAAAAAGGACAAGAAAGATGATAATTCGACTAAAGAGGATGAAGAGTAGGACACGCCTATTAAAAAGAAAACCGGAAAGGATAAAGAAGTTGAAGAAGATGATTATTCAACTAGAGAAGACGAAGGAAGTACAAAGACTGAAGAAACTGATGATGACACTAATGCAGTAAGTGCATTCTTTGGAGTAATGGCAGAAAAAATGGGCTGGGATCTCGATGAAGAAGAGGAAGTTCCTTCTACTCCTGAGGAGCTCGTTGACTATTTTCAATCAGTAATTGAAGAGAATTCAGTACCTCAATATGCCAGTGAAGAAGTAGAGGCACTGGATAATTTTGTTAAGAATGGTGGTAATTTAAGAGACTATTTCGAAATTGATGGCGAACTTGATCTTGAAGAAATTAGTATTGAAGAAGATGAAACAAATCAAAAACTTGTATTGAAAGAATTCTTAAAGGAAAAAGGTTTTAATAGCAAACAAATAGAGAAAAAGTTAACTAAGTACGAGGATGCAGGTTTACTTGAGGATGAAGCTGAAGATGCCTTGGAAGCCTTGAAAGAGATAAGAGAACAGAAGAAACAACAGCTATTGAAAGATCAAGAAAACCAAGCTAAGGCGGCTCAGAAGCGTCAACAGGAATACTTTTAGAACGTTGTCAACGAAATAAAAGGCATGGATAATATACGCGGTATTAAGATACCTGAAAAAGATAAAAAGGTATTACTAGAGTATATATTTAAACCTGACGCTGACGGTATGACCAAATTTCAAAAAGATTGGTCTAAGAGCGTAAAGAACTTACTTGAGTCTGCTTACTTTACTATGAAGGGAGACACGTTGTTAAAAGCTGCTAAAAGTGAAGGTTCTAATAATGCTATTAGTAGATTCAAAAACAGTTTAAGTAAAACAGGAGTAAGTAGGAAGACTAAAAAACAGGAAATCTCTAATGAAGATACTACTTTATGGAGTTCCTTTGCACGACAATTACGTGTAGATTAATAATAAAACTAAATAAATAAAAAATTACTAGTATTTTATGGATAATAATATTCTAAATAACTTAGTACTATACAAAGGTAAATGGTTTTCAGACTTGATTGATACTGCTAAAATTTCAGCAGCTTCACAATAGAATCCGTATCAGGTTGCTACCGTATTGTCTTATGTATTTGGTACTAAAGATAATGGTTACAACACTTCTTTAGATATGCTTACTGGTGGTCTTGGTAATGTAATGACTATTGATCAGCCCAGTTGGGAGTGGAATGTAATGATTGATGCTGATAGAGCAGTAACAATTAGAGATGCTAAATGGAATGGTGCAGCTATCACAGATTCTTCTACAGCTGGTTTGGGTAATACTCCAATCATGTTGTGGTTAGAAGATAATTGGTTCGGACCTACTGCTGTATTGGAATTTGATAACAAAGATTTCCAGGTACGTGTTGCAGGTGCTCCTTACCAAGATGGTAATCTGTGGGTTTATACCTGTTATATTGCAGACGGCCAACCTACTTCTTATATTCCTGCTGAATACCTGAAACCTGGTTGCCAAGTATCACGTCTAGCTTCTGCTGTAGAAGAATATAGTGAAGAAGGTGATATCCTGAACTATAATACTGCATTTAAGATGCGTAATTATTTAACTACAATTCGTATCAATTATGATATTACTGGTTCAGCTTATTCTACAGTAATGGCTATTGCATTGCAGGATCCTAAGACAGGTAAGAAATCTTATCTGTGGGCAGACTACCAAGAATGGGTTGCTATGAGAGAGTGGTATAAGAGATGTGAAAGAATGTTGGTTTACATGAAGAACAATGTAAACAAAGATGGTACTTGTAATCTGAAAGGTACTAACGGGCGTCCTGTATTTATGGGTGCTGGTTTGTTGGAACAGATTGCTCCGTCTAACAAACGTTACTATACTAGACTTACTGCAGAATTGTTAGAAGACTTCTTATTTGATCTGTCATATAATGTACTTGGTACTAATGAACGTAAGTTTGTTGCATTGACCGGTGAGATGGGTATGAGAGAATTTGATAGAATTCTGAAAGAAAAGATGGTTAACATGAATCTTATTGACACAGTATTTGTTACAGGTTCTGGTGATAATCTTACTTTTGGTGGTCAGTTTAAGACTTACAAAATGACTAATGGTATTGAATTGACTCTGAAGTACTTCCCGTTGTATGATGATGTTACTTATAATCGTCAATTACATCCTGTTACGTTGAAACCTCTAGAATCATATCGTATGACATTCTTAGATCTTGGTAGACGTGATGGTGAGGCTAACATCGTAAAAGTAGTTCGTAAAGATCGCGAGTTTGTTACTTGGTATACTGGTGGTGCAGTTGCTCCGTCTGGTTATGCAAACTCTAAGAATACTCTGAGATCTAATGGTAAGGATGGTTATACTGTATTCTTCCTTGGAGAAATGGGAATAATGTTAAGGGATCCACGTGCGTGTGGAGAATTGATCATGGACGCACAAGACTAATAAAATTCTTAAACTAATATTGAAACCTTATTAATAATATATCGTTACTAATATAAAAAATATTATTATATGAAAAGTAACGAAGTATATAAGATAACTAATAAGGTAACTAATAAAGTTTATATTGGTATAACCAATCAAGGTTCTGGTGCGAGATATCGCCATCATTGGTATGAATCTCGCATCGGAGAACCTTCTCCCATTCATCGTTCAATGGCAAAATATGGTGAAGAAAATTTCACATTAGAAATAATAGATTTTGCAGATACATATGATGAATTAAAAGAAAAAGAAAAATACTGGATAAAGCAGTACAATTCTACAGATAGAACTATTGGTTATAACCTTACAGAAGGTGGAGATGGAACTTTTGGTAAAAAATTATCTGAGGAAACCAAAGATAAGATAAGACAAAAAGCATTAGGCCGTAAGTTATCTGAAGAAACTAAAGCAAGGATGTCTGAATCTAGAAAAGGAAAATGTTCAGATAAACAGAGAGAGCATCTATCTAAACTACAAGAGCAATGTAAACAAAAAGTATATCAGTATAGTAAACAAGGAGAATTTATTGCTGAATATAATTCTATAATAGAAGCGTGCAAAGCACTGAATTTAAATAGAGATACCATTAGAAGGCAGTTAAAAAATCCTCCTAAGAATTTGAAAGATCATAGAATTAAATTTCTATGGAAGATAGAAAAGACAGACAAATACTAACTTGATAATCTAATATTAATATTATGGAAATAATCGTTAGAATAATTAAATCAAATCCTTGGACAGGGATTACAAAATGGCCTACATGTTATGATTATGTAAGCTCATACTGGACTAGATCTGGTAATTTATATACTGGTTTAACTGCAGAAGATGCAGCTAGATTAGAAAAAGAATTAGGTTTTGCAGAAGGTCATTTGGCACCTAATAGTAACTATTGGGATACTTTTGCCATTAAGATCGGCAAAAAGGATGTGTTACTTGATACTGATAAACCTGAAGATGAACTAAAATATCTGTTCCTTAAAGGACATAAGAGAGTAGCAAATGGGTTGAACAAAATAACACCTGCTACTGATTATGTTATTATTAATAAGAACAGTGAAGCTGAAGAAGCTAATAAGATCAACAAGATCAAACGTGAAGCATACAGAGAAATGGATAAGATGTCTATTGAAGATATGCGTAAGTGTTTAAGACTTTATGGAATTAGATCTGAAAACATGTCTAATGAGCTTATTGAAGCTAAATTGACAGAACAGATTGAAAAAGATCCTAAATCTTATATACTTAAATGGGTAGAAAACCCAAACAAAGAAATAAACTTTGTAATTGAAGAAGCTATTGCAAAGAATATCATTAGAAAGAATAGGGCTCAATATTACTTTGGTACAGATCTGATTGGTAATGGTTTGGAAGACGTAATAGCTTATTTAAAAGACAAGAAGAATAATGATATTAAGATGGCAATCTTAAATGAAATTAAGTCTAAATAATGAATAACCGTACTGCACATATTTAGTTTAAAGTTATCCTAGATAAGAATGCTTAGGGAGTTGCCTTTGGGGGAGCTCCTGCATTCCTACCTTAGGAGATAGATTTATTTCTTAACTAGGCTTAGGACGATGTAATAAGCAACAAAATAAGCGGCAACAACGTACTAAAGTTAGGTTTTGAAGGATCATTACAGAGAATATCTGAATTAGATAAGCTCATACGTACAGATGAAAATATAATAATGCAGAAGAATGTATATAATGAATTTGTATTAGATAATGTACATGCTGATGGAAATAGAGTAACGATATGGGCGGTAACACTAAAGTATGGCAATAATTTTGCTAACTGCATGATTGTTGATCATAATACTGCACTGTTATTCAAACAGACTTATAATAATATACCTTGGGTAGAAGTACCAGTAGTAGTATTGGAAGATAATAAAATGTTACTGTACGTTGATCCAATATTAATGCAGCAGACAGATTATGCTCCCTCTAACAATAAATATGCAGTAAATATTACTTACATAAAGAAACCTACTCAATTTGACTATACTAATCTAGACGGTGAATTAGATTTACCTGATGATGTAATGTCAGAAGTAATAAATAGAGCTGTAGTGTTAGCATTAGAAAATATTGAATCTCAAAGAACCTCTAGTAAATTACAATTAAACCAATTATCTGAATAATTATGACAGAAAGAGAATTTCAAATAGCATTTGAAAGATAGTTGAGTACTATAGTTCCTGGTTACAATCTAAAGGTAAAGTTACCTTCAGATACTATATTCTTCTATATCAATAAAGCTAAAGATGAATACGTAAAACAGGTATATAGAGTATTCCAACAGAATCAAGAATTATCTGATAAGTTACGTACATTAGTATAGACAAATACGTATAATTCTTTAGACTTTAAAGTACAGGATAACAAATGGATAGTACAATATCCCAATAACTATTTATTCAGTTTAGGAGAAGAAGTTTAGATTAAAATACTTGACAATAAATGTCCTAACTTAGTAACTAAAACTAGAGATGTCATTGAAGCCACTATTGAAACGGTAGATCGAATACTGGAAAACAGTCTTTCGGAATATCACTTACATCATAATTAGGCCAGACCAGTTAGATTGCAAACAGAAAACAATATTGTATTGTATACTGACGGTAATTATGCTATTCACAAATATACCCTCACTTTTCTAAGGTCTGCAAAAAATATAGGTTAGAATTTAACCAAAGAGTACACAGAATTACCTGAGCATACTCATTAGGAAATTGTAGATGCGGCTGTAAATATGTATATAGCACAAGCTGCTTCAACACAAAGATCAGAGAAATCTGATGAACAATAATGCGTTCATGAACGTGGAAATCTGAAATAAGGAAAGTAGAACATGAACTAAGTTTACATGAGCGCGCATTTATGTTAAACTAAAAATAAATTTTAAAATGATTCAACATGTAAATACCGTTTTGATCGGTAAAAATCTTCCATCAGCTTATACTACTGCTGATGCACTTTCTGCAGGTGATGTTGCTCTGTTTGACCATAATAGAGCTATTATCAAAACAGCTGCTGACGCAGCTAAGGCTACTTCTTTGTATATAGGTGTAGCTCAGAATAAAGTAAAAGTTACTATGCCTGACGGTAGTGTGGCTGATAAGGCCAATATTAAATTTGGTAATGAAATTCAGAAGAATTCTAATCCAAGTGCAGTTATTGGAGAATATGTAGCTCCGGTTTAGGACAATATCGTTATTACTCTTACCGATGCTACTATCATTGCAGGTCACAGATATGTACTGAGAATAGTATATAAAGACATGTATGAAGCTCCGGGTCAGTTTACGCATACATACGAAGTATTTGCTGCTAACACTACTGCTGCTGACTTAGCTGCTGCTATCGTTAAAAAGATTAATAAACATGCTAACCGTAGAGTTAATGCGTCTGCATCTGCTGCAGTTATTACTTTAACTGCAATGGAAAAAGATGACAATAACGGTGTATATTCATTGAATGAATATTCTGTAGTAGATATGGAAGCTAGTTTGTATGTTACTATTCCTGGTGCTATTTTGAGTAACCAGCCTGATACTATTCCTGGTGCTACGATCGTTAAAACTCCTGGTAATCCTGGTAAAGGTTACTGGAAACAAGTACGTGATGCTGAGGTGCGCTATATGGGTTACCAAGGTCATGTGTTTACTGGGGCTTATCCTGAAGTAGTACAAGATAGAATGGTAGAGCAAGATGCTACTTACGATTACATTACTGTAGAAAACGATAATAAGTATTTGAGTAATGATAATCAATACATCAAAACCACTCCGCTTACTACTGAACTGTATGTTAAGCATTCAACTGGTTTTGCTTCTTCTATTGTAGCAAAAGGTATCGAAAACTTCATCGCTGCCTAATAATTAACATTTTACTAAACGAAAGTGGGGCGGGTTGGATTATTCCTTCCCACTCCACTTTTTTATTTTATGATTATGAATAAAATAGTTAATGTAAACTTTAAAAACGATACTATGACTTTTGAAGTATATAGTACTATATCTATAGTAAATACTAATGACATAGTTCTATATATTGACGAATGTTTAAATGTCGCTAATATTTACTGTGATAGTCCAGATAATCATGATTATGTATTGAATTACACTAATTGTGAGTTCACTCTGAAAGAAATTGTAAGAGATGGAGAAGAGAAAGAAGTAACTACACAGTATGCGTATGAGATATCTGCTACATCAGATATTATATCTAAGTTTGATACTAATATTAAGTACATTAAAATGTTTTGTACTACAGAAAGATACGCAAATGATTATGCAGATGGAGTGTACTATAATCCTAACATACTTTATAATGCTGAAATAAGAGTATTACACAATTATTGTAGCACCTGTTTAGATGATAGACAAATGCAAACTATAATGTTAATAGTCTTTAAAAGACAGCTTCTAGAATAGGCTATTGCTACTTCTCATAATAAAGAGGCTTTGCAGTTTTACTTAGAATTAAGTAAGTTATTAGACGTTAATATAGACAGTAATGTAGCTAGCACTCCTTGTAATAAATGTATTAACAGAGTATGTAAATTATAAAAATATTATGTGCACATGTAATGAATTAAAATAGTTCTTATATGTTGCTCTAGACTTCTAGGGTAACATCGTAGTAATATCAGATTATGCTAGTTATCCTAATGTAGAAGTTGATCCAAAAGATAACTAGATTACTTTTGATGAACCAGATGTTAAAGACTTTATTAAACCAGATATAAAATTAATTTTTTAGAATGGAATACACAAAATTATTAGGTAAAGTTACTCTTACTTGTGACGGTAAGCATGATTCTTCTAAAGAATATGATAGATTATGTTTAGTCTATGACGAACAATATAGGTCTTTCATATCTATAAAAGAAGTACCAAGTAATATAAGTTTGACTAACGAATCATATTGGCAACCTATAAGTGTAGTATATGCTGATGGTGAGGATATAAAAGTAGATGATGATCTTAGTCTTAAATTTGCTGATAAAGAGTATAATCCTAGCAAATATAGTGGATTAGGTAGAAAAATTCTACGAAAAAGAATAGTTAATAACAAAAATATACTGCTACAAACTGATTTTGATAGTAGTGATACTATATATGTAATTCAATACGAATTTGATTTACAAGGTAAAACTATCACTATACCAAACAATAGTATATTGTTATTCGAAGGAGGTAAGTTCGTAAACGGTGACGTAGTATTAAATGATACTATGATATTACCATAGGGCATTGACGTAACAGAACATATAGAAGGAAATATTACAGGTACCTATAAAGACGGATAGATATACTACGATTCAATTAAGGATAGCTTAATAGCAGTAGTAAATAATAACAAGATAGATCTTTCTACACCTAATATTACTAATGAGTATACCAAATTTACTTGGATTAAATATTCTCCTTCTCAATATGGAGACTAGATGACAGATCAACCGGAGGAAGACTCACAGTATATTGGTATTGCTTCCAATAAAGAAACCGAAGAACCAAGTAATAATCCATTAGATTACGTGTGGGCTAAATTTGTAGGTCCATAGGGTGCACAAGGTTTAAGAGGGGAAAGAGGCTTCCAAGGTCCTCAAGGAGAACAAGGACCTCCTGGTAAAGATGGAGTTGATGGAAAACCAGGGCAATCTGTGAAACCAAATTGGAATACATGGGTGTTTAAGCAAGCAGAATTGCAGCCATCTAAACCTACTTTTGTTACCCCTACTCCTGGAGTATCTGGTATTGACGGTTGGTTTGATGGTCCTAGCGCTGAAGGTAAATGGTGGATGTCTATGGGTTTAGTAGATGGTAGTACAAATACTGTAGCCACTTGGTCTGACCCTGTATAGTGTACAGCTGAAGACGGTAAAACTAATACCTATATGGATTTCAAATATTCTAAGAGTGTATCCATAAATATAATACCGGCATTAAATAAAACTAGTAGAAACCCCGTTGGTTGGGAAGATACTCCACCTACATTAGCTCCAGGTGAGTTTATGTGGATGATCAATGCTCTTATAGATGAGAACAATGAGTTAGTCAAGGAATGGTAGGGTCCAATAAGAATAACTGGTGAACAAGGGCCACAAGGTGAACCTGGATAGGGAGAACCTGGAGATACTTATAACACGGTGTTCGCATATAAATCTAGTGTAGAAAAACCAGAAAAACCAGTAGGAGGAGAATGGGATGCTGACACTAATATTATAGTATATCCAGAAGGTTGGTCTAGTAATGACGAAGAATTAATTCCACCTGTGTGGATGTCCAATAAAGTGTTTACATCTAATCCTAATATACAAGGGGAATGGTCAGAACCTATAAAGATATCTGGGCAAGACGGTGCAGCTGGAACTGATGGTAATTCAGTAGAATTTATTTATACTCGTACAACTGATTCAGGAGTAGGTGATGCTCCTGAAACTCCTGTAGGAGAAGATGTAGATGATTTTATTCCTCTTAATTGGACAGATAATCCTAAGGGAGTAACTTCTATATTAAAAGCAGAATGGGTTAGTACCAGAAGTAAAAAGGATAATAAATGGGGAGAATTTAGCACCCCTGCATTATGGTCTAAGTGGGGAGAGAACGGATAGGACGGAGATGGAATTCAATATATATTCTATAGAACCGCTACGAACAATGATCCTGATAATCCTACTCCAAATAATACTAATTCAGACGCATATCAAGAAACTGGAGACTTCGAAGGTATTGAATATATACCAGGAGATGGTTGGACTGATAACCCGCAAGGAGTTACTAAAGAACTATAGTATGAATGGGTGTGTCAAAGAAAGTTTAGAGGAGGTCGATGGAGAGCTTACACAGGACCTTCATTATGGGCTAAATATGGTAAAGATGGTTTAGACGGACTAGGTAGTATCGTATTAGACTTGGACAATGAAGTTCAATCGGTAGCTACAGATAATTTAGGGGCTGTAATATCTGGATTGCCGGTTACTACCAAATTGACTATGTATTATGGTACTACCGAACTGAATCTTAGTTCCTTAAGTGTACGTCAAGTAGATGGGATTACAGCTACAGCAGATAGAAAGACTGGTATAATAACAGTAAGTACCATAACTCCTTCAGCTCCTACTAATATTCGTATACCTATTGATGCTTCATGCGTATGGAACAATGAGTTAATAGAAAGAACTACTTATCTTACTATTAATAAAATTAAACCAGGAGCAGATGGTCGAGATGCAATATTATATTCTTTAGTGCCTTCTGTAGATGCTATGCATGTGGACAAAAAAGGAGTAGCTGATGTTAAGTTTATCAGCTGTGGGATTAAGAAGACCCAAGGAGAAGTTACTACTATGCTCACTTCTGTTCCTTCCGGATTCCAATTTAAATACGTGATAGACGAAGACTTAGCAGAGAACTATACTATAGATTAGAATTTATCTGTTACTTCTATAGATAAAAAAGTAACATTCCTACTTACTAGTGGAGAAACTCTAGTAGATAAAGAAACTGTATTCAAAATAAGTGATGGTAAGGATGGTGTTGATGGTGTAGGAGGATTAGTAACAGACTTTGATAATGATATGTAGTCTGTTGCTTGTGATTCTAAAGGTAATGTAATTTCTGGATTGCCGTTAACTACTACAGTAAGCATGTACTATGGTACTACTAAGTTAGTACTAGATAGTTTGGCTGTAGGATCTGTAGAAGGAATAACTGCTAGTGCAAATGCATCAACAGGAGTAATTACAGTAACAAGCATATCTTCTACTACTGGGGATGTTATAAGAATTCCTGTAAATGTCAAAGCTTCTAATGACGGTACTCAGTATATTAGAGATGTAATATTCACTATAAATAAGATAAGACCGGGTGCAGATGGAGAGAATGCAAAAGTGTATTCTTTATTACCTTCAGTAAACGCTATTCATAGATTTAAAGATGATAGCGATGAAGTAAACTCAGTTTGGTGTGATCTTCAATTAAAAGAAGGTGATACTGTTAAAACTTTAAGTACTACTCCAACTGGATATAAGTTCACATACAAAGTAGATAATGGAGGTGAAGCTAATTATTCAATAGGTAGTGTGGTAGCCAGTAGTTCCATTACAGCTCAGGTGACATTTACTTTATACGATGAGAGATCAGGCAATAGAGTGACAGTAGATACAGAAACTATATACGTAATTAGAGATGGTAAGGATGGTGAAGACGGACAACCTGGAACTGTTCCAAATTGGAAGACTTACGTATATAAGTAGTCAAACACTAAGCCAGATAAACCTACTTTTAGAGTTCCTCAACCTGGAGGATTAGATGGTTGGGTTGACTTTCCAGATTCTTCTACGGGGCAATGGTGGCAATGTATAGGTTTAGTATACGGAGAAACTAATAGTGTACATGTTTGGGGAGAGGTAGTTCCATTAAATGGTAAAGATGGAGTAGCTCAAGACGGTAAATATACTGAATTTAGATTCAAAGCTGTGACTACAGGTTATTCTCCTGGTACTCCTCAGTAGGTCCGTAATCCGGCAGGATGGAATACTACAGTACCTTCTGTGGATGAAAGTATAGAAACACTATGGATGATAATGGCCGTTATAACTCCTAATGATGCATTGGAATCTGGTTGGAGTACTCCTGTAAGAATAAGTGGTGAAACAGGGTAGGACGGAGAACCGGGGGCAACATTATACACTTGGATAAAATATTCAGATAACGAACCTACTTCTGACGCTGACATATATGATACACCTAATAGATATACTAAATATATTGGTATAGCATATAATAAGACTAGCCCAGTAGAAAGTACAGATTATGAAGTCTATGAATGGACTAAGTGGGTAGGAGCTGATGGTAATAAAGGTAGGATAATATATCCAGTAGGTACTTATAGTGATAGTAAAACATATACCTGTACTGACGAAAAGGCACCATATGTATTCTTTAATGATGAGTACTATGTGATGAACAAAAACGGTAATTGGTTAGGTACTAGCACTGGAAAGACTCCAGAACAAGATTGGAACACTAACGGTAGTAATGCTACGTGGATCTTAATGGATAAATATGAAGCCTTGTTCACTAAAATATTAATTGCGGATGGTGGCAGTATGGGTAAATTTATATTCAATGGAGATTACATGTTTAGCCAAGAAGGAGTTGACGGTGGAGGAAATGCTACTAGTAATTATTAGAATTTTACCAATAATACAGTTAATTTCACTAACCACTTCACCATGCCCTCAGATTCCAATTGGGTAGATGAATTATCAATAGAAACATATAAAGTAACTGTACGTAATGCCGTTGTATCTATGATGTGGGGAGTTAATACAGATATAGTTAGTACTACTAAACAGACACCTGAGTTTAAAATAAAAGTGAAAGGAGTAAAAACTTACCCTTCGGCAACTGTACAATTGCAATACAAATATATTAAAAACGGGAATCTAGAGTACATACAGATGCCTATAACTAGTTCTACAGTAGAATATACTTTACCATCTAGTGAAGCTGGCAGTGGAGGAGACTATACTACATCTATAGAGATAGCACAGTTTGGTACTGGATCTTTAAGCGTATCGTTTGAATTTTATATAAGTAGTGTGTTTATTCCTAACTTCATGGTGAACGCTGTCACTGGATAGGTAGATATGAATAAAGGTGTAATAAGAATGAGAAGTGCTGAGGAATATGATAAGTTATACTACTCATAGCTAACTGGTAGCACCTCAGTATATAGACCCAATATTACATCCAATAAGTAGTTAATGGTAATAGATGATGTCGGAGCTACCGATTACACTATATCATTACCTTTTAATGACACATACGAAGGCATGTCATTATATATATTTTATACTTCTACTACTGGTACTGGCAACTATGCACTGAGAGTAGTAACTGAAAACTCTCAAAGTGATTTACCTGGAGGAGTCGGTAAATTCTTATATAACGGTTCATTAAGTTTGAGTATAATAACACTAACTCCTAATAAATTTGTACAGCTTAAATACACTAATATGGCTTCTGGATATGTAATGTCTGGTAGTACTGTTGTTCCATTTAATTGCCCTGCTTGGATGGTTGAAAATGGGTCTGATTTCTAGAAACAAATATAATTATGAATGATCTAAATAATTACGTAAATAATAAACTATTATACTCTGTAAAATATAATAACAGAGACATAGTATCTGCTATATGCTCTAATGAGTTATAGTTTCTACTTACTAAAGTGGAATTTGTTCAAGATAGATAGATGCTAGAATCTATGATTTGTGGAATTAATAGACAGATAGATAAAGATATACCTTTAAAGTTAGTTAAAGTGTGTAACATAATAAATTGTAAAGACTGTAATTATTGCAGGACCTGTTGCTCAAATTAACGTTCAGTATTATTATTAACTAAATATGTAAATTATGAAAATAGATTTTAAAAATATAGTTATTAGAGATATTGAGGGTAATGAAGAGAATATAGATATGTCAAAAGAGTTAGGTAAAATTCTTTATAAATCTGCTATAAGTAAAGAAGGATTAGAACTAGCTAAGGACATTTATGATAATGGTGAAGTAGAACTTGACAAAGATGCTGCAACTTCTATAAAAGGTGTAGTATCTAATGGCTTCTTAGCTATAGTTCAAGAATCTGTAATACCTATGTTAGATGAAATTATAAATTCTGAAAACAATGACCAACAAGCTGAGTGAATACAGTGATAGGGAATTGTTAGAAGCAATATATACTATGTTACAATATGTAATAGTAAGAGTAAATGAAATTGATAACGATGATAAACAATTTGGAATGAATCTTGCTGCAGATTTACTTGGTAGTATAGTATATGATGCTCAACCTAGAACTACAAGATATGCAAATTAAATGGTTAAAAGAAAGTAATAGAATGAAGCACCTGAAGTACGCAATACTACCAGGTGCTCTGTTCACTATATTATTTGTAGCTGGTTTGGCTACAGGTATGGAATTTAAAGATAAACAACATGGTGGTAAATGGGATTGGTTAGACTGGATAGCTACTATGATAGGTGGTGTTATTGGTCAAGCAATTCAAGTAGGTGTAATATTATTATTGAAGTTATGCATATAATATCAGAAAGAATAGCTAAAAGAAGTACATATACTATAAGTAATATGTATATAGATGGTGTTAAATTCTGCAATGTTCTTGAAGATACAGATAGAGGACTTACACAAGATACACCGCTAGAGGATATATAGAAGATTAAAGTATATGGTAAGACTGCTATACCTACGGGTACGTATAAAGTTACTTTAGACGTTGTGTCTCCTAAATTTAGTAAATATAAACAATATAAATTCTGTAACGGGAAATTACCTAGATTATTAGATGTACCTGATTTCAATGGTATTTTAATTCATATAGGTAACACAGAGGCGGATACAGATGGATGCTTATTGGTAGGGAAAAATAACGTAGTTGGTAAAGTAACGGAAAGTACTGTAACATTCAAGGCATTATATACTAAGATGCAAGAAGCAGTAGAAAACGGAGAAGAAATTACTATTACTATTAAGTAACACAGAGGCGGATACAGATGAAAACAATTTTATATAATCCTATATTTATTAATCCACAGGCTTATTATGTATTTCCAAATCTGAATGGTTAGTTAGTGGAATAGAAAGATGCTACTATTGAACCTGCCAAGTATTCCGGAATAATAGAAGTAAAGATAATCGCCAACGGCGATATACATAAAATAAAACAATTTAAGAACACAGATAATATAGATTTTACAGAATTTTCTGAATCTTGGGTTCGTATAAATCAATATACACTAGAAGGTAACATAGTATTAGGAGAATGGAAAATAGGCAATATAGAAGGTAAGCCTAGTTTAGATCCTAGTATTAAACAAGCTTTAGTAGGTGTATGGATAGCTGACGGAAAGAGCAACACTGATCCCGACCACAATATCATCAAGAACAAGCTTCTTGGCAGGGGAGGAGATTTTGAGATACTTAATGCTGCGTATGAGGGTATGTCAGGTTGTAATGGTTATCCAGTAGTGTTCGGTACTAATAAGACTTGGGAACATCTTTCAGGTACAGCAAATTATACTTCTGATACTACTAATACTACGATTCATATAACTCATGTCAGACTTGCAAATAGAGGTTTGTTATATAGTTATGTGAAAGAAAATGGAGTACTAACTAATATAAAAGAAATACCTTCATTTAGAGTTACTGTTAAAGGTCTTGAAGGAAATAGTAAACTTGTTTACAAATATTTAGCTACAAAAGATGCAACAAAGGAAACATCATTACATTTAAGTAATGGTATTCATAAATTACCTAAATCGTTTGTTCCGACAGACGCATTATTAGATTTAACCACTAATGTTTGGATAGGAATGTCTATTAGTCCTATATCAGAGGAAGTTACAGAATTCGATTGTGATATATCTATTAAAGTTCTTCCAGAATATGAGGGTTCCTTTGTTACTGACGGAGTCGACGACATGATTGTCAGTCAAAAATCTGTATTTGATATGCTAGGCGGAAGCAGTGAACTTACTGTGGTCACAATGATGTATAATCTTACTGATGGAGTATTTACATATAATAATTATATTCGTCCATATACTGAAGGATATATAAGAACTAGATTTGGAACTACATCCTCCAATAAACTATGTATAGGTTGTTATACTATAGTAAATATAAATCAAGACGCGTCCGTTTCTAAAGATAACATTGATGGTGTATATATATCAGGAAGTAGAACTGATTTTATCAAAGACGCATCAGCAACAGGTAAGTTAGACGGAAGATTTTCAGTTGAAGGCCGTATGCTTAATGACGATAGTATTGGTGAGTGCAGTCAAGTTGCATGGTACTGGACATTTATAGCTAATCGAGTATTAACTACTGACGAAATAAATCAAGTAATGACCTATTATAATTTGGATAAGTATATTGAATCAGCTGAATAATATGTATCAAAAAATAAATTGACAAACAAAATGAAATATATTGTATTTCCAGTGGATGATTTAAAAAATATATCATAGTAGCTACTAGATGAGTTACATTTAGTATTAAGAAAGAATATATATGGTACTAAAGTAATAATGAAGATATCTAATTACGAGAGGCTATTCCCTTCTATATAGACACTTCCAATAGACCACGATGATATTATAGAAATTAGTTATCCGTATTCAGTTTATGAAGGAGAACAATTAAAAGAGTTACTAAGTACAGAAGAATGGAGTATTCCTATTGAAAATTAATAAAATATGGTAAGGTTTGTAAACTTTAGAGCAACAGATATTTAGCCAAATCCAGATGAAGTAATGTATTGGGTAGATCTGGCTACTGATCCTCTAGGTGGTAGTATTAAAACTTGGAATGCGGAAGGGTATTGGGAAACTCTTCGAGTATTAGAAGGTACACTGCCAGAATTTGAAGAGAGAATTAAAAAATATGTACAATAGCAACTAGAATCATACGAAGAACGTGTAGATGAGAAGGTTAAGATTATTGAGGGTCAAATAGCTATTGTAGATCAAGATATAGAGTCATTAAAACAAGGTAAACAAGATAAGCTAGTAGCTGGTGCTGGTATCAATATATCTGATAATGTAATATCTTGTATAGTAGACTTAACTTTATATAAGGTAGTACTTGAATTACCTACTAAAGATATTGATCCTACTAAAATATATTTGGTATTAGATGAAGACGGAGAGGAAGGTAATATATGGAAAGAGTACATATATGTGAATAATCATTGGGAATTGATGGGAGAATATCAAGCTCCTATAGATTTGTCCCCGTATCTTACTAAAGAAGAGGCTTAGAATACTTACGCAACCAGAGCACAATTATCAAATACCAATAGAATTATAGGTATTACTGGTGATGGAAATCTACCGGATCTATCAGATACTAATTATCTTAGTAATTCTAAAGATTTAATAAATAATATTAAGGTTCTAGATGGATAGATCGCAGATGGTAGACACGAAGAAGTATGGGAAGTACTGTATAATCAATTTACAGTAATTTCAGGATTTTCAGTTTCTCCTACTATAATCGAAAAAGGAGTTTCTACTTCTATTAAAATGGCTGGTAGATTCTTATTTAATAATGAACCTTTTATTCCATAGAGTGTAACTCTTAAAAGAGATTCTGTAGTTATACATAATACTCCAATAGATAATCTTAATGGCATCATAGATAATCTTGATACTACTAGTGATAGTGTTGTCTATAGAGTAGATATAATAAGTAATGAAGTACAAAAATCAGCTACTGCAACAGTTCGTGCATACTACCCTATGTTTTTTGGTCATTCTCCAAAAATCAGTTTAACTTCTACAGATATAACGGGCTTTACTAAGTAGCCTATCAAGAGTTCACCAAATGGAACATATTCTATGAATGTAAATCAAGGTGATTACGTGTGGTTATGCATACCATCTAACTTTAATATATCTAAAGTGACATCTTCTGGATTTGGAGTTCCCATGGAAAATCCTATTTCAGTAGCTGTAGATAACAAGGGTACATATAAATGTTATCGTACAAGTGGATAGCTTAATGCTGGAACGTTTGATTTTACAATTGGATAAGAATAAAATATATTATGGCAAACATTAAAATATATGGTACCCTGGTTAATGATACTACAGATCCTAAGATAGTCAATACCGATCAAACTTGGGATAAAGATTTATAGAAGTATCAATCTGATATTAACCAGAGTACGAATAGCTTAAAAACAGAACTCGATGAAGAGATTGCTAGAGCTACTCAAGCAGAAAGAGACATATAGAATAGTGTGTCTGCAGAAACAGCAAGAGCTCAACAGGCAGAAGCAGATAATCTTGAAAAAATAAATAATGAAATAGCTAGAGCTAAATAGGCTGAAGAGACTAATGCTAAAGCTATTAAAGATGAATCAGATAGAGCTAAAGCTGCTGAGTCAAAGAATGCTGATGCTATTAATACAGAAATAAGTAGAGCACAAACTGCAGAGAATCAAATAATTGGTTCTGTATATTCCTTAGATAGTTATGTTAAAGAATCTATTACAGAATTGAAAGAATCAATTGGTAGTGATAGTGGTCTTTCTGATAGAATAGATGAAGTTGAGGCTGCATACAAAGCCGCAGATAATGCTTTAGGACAAAGGATTACTGATGAAATTACCAGAGCTACTAATGCAGAAAATGCTAATACTAATAAAATTACTACTGAGAAGAATCGTAATGACGCACAAGACACTTTAATAACTAATCTACAAAATAGTAAAGTAGCATCAGTAGAACTGATCTAGGATTAGTAGAATAGCTTGCATTACACATTAATGGTAGATTCTGTTAATGCTGGAGAAATTAGTATACCTAAAGATAGATTTCTTAAAGAAGTTGTATATGATGCGAATGCTACTAGTTTAGTATTCACTTTTGTAGCAGAAGATGGAGATTCTGTAGTAAGAGTAAACATAGGGGATTTAGTAGATGTATATACTGCTGGAGATGGGTTACAACTTGCTGCATCTAACAAATTTAATGTAGTTATAGACTCTACATCAGATTCATATTTGACAGTAGGCCCTAATGGTGTAAAATTAACAGGTGTAGCTGCAGCTATTAATTCTGTTAGATCAGAGTTTGAAGAATCTAATTAGCAGTTGATAGGATCAATAGAAGCAGAAACTGCTAGAGCTACAGAGGTAGAGAATAACCTAGTAGGTCAAATATACGCACTAGACTCGTAGAAACAGAACACCCTGGTAAGTGGTACTAACATAAAGACGGTTAATGGGGAATCTTTAGTTGGAGCAGGTAATATTGAAATTACTGCAGGAGCTGGAGAAGTAGGCGAAGCACCAAAGGATAATAAAAAATATGGTAGAAGAAATGCTGCATGGTCTGAGATTATTGAATTCTCTGGTAACTATAATGATTTAACTAATAAACCTACTATACCCGATACTAGTGCGTTAGCTACTAAGACAGAATTGAATAGTGGATTATCTGGTAAACTTAGTTTATCTGGTGGTACTATGACTAATACTAATTTGGTTACTAATCTTAATGCTCAATTACTTGATGGTAAAGACTCTAATAGATACGCTAAAAGTGTTGGTAATGTAAGTAAAAATTATGCAGATACGTGTTACATAGAAGCTATAGGATATACTAATGCAGATAATTTAGGAACTGGATCATACGACTATGGGTAGTTCTTGAGTTTTACTAGTGGTACTAGTGTTACTCAGTTTTATATTCCGGATTTAAGATAGAGTACTTTATAGAAAGTAAGAATGTATGTTAGAAGTGACTTCAATGGGGTCACTAGAACATTAGCGGATGCAGAATGGAAAGCTCTGGCCTATTATGATGATTTAACTTGGGCTAATATAGAAGGTAAACCTGTAATTTCTGCAGATGCTAAATCAAACTCTATAGCATAGAGAGATTTTTCATCAGTATTACACGCAAAAGGTTTTAAAGTAACGGGATCAGATAATACATGGTTGCTGACAGGAGATGGTACTCTTAAACTAACTAGAGATTTTATTAGGTTAGTTTCTCCTAGTAATATAGATAATATTAAAGGTGCAGTATTCGGTACATATAACAATACTTCTTTAGGAACTTTACCAATAGCTAATTCTTTTGGAGATATCTTACAAATAACCAACTCTAATGATATTATTCCTGGTAATAACGGAAATTATTCTACACAGATAGTATTACCTCACAGTGACACAGGACATTTGTATTTTAGAAATTCAATAAACAATTCTGGTTGGAATTCGTGGAAGAAATTAGTTACGTCATCTGATAAACTACCAACTCCATATGCATTGACATTCACCGGAGCTGTAACAGGAACTTGGGATGGATCTGCAGCTAAAACAATTAATATACCAGCATCTGCATCGGGACCTAAGGGAGATAAAGGGGATCCAGGTGAGAATGGTATAACACCAACTATTGGTTCCAATGGTAACTGGTATTTAGGGGATACTGATACTGGTAAACCTTCTAGAGGTGCAACTGGACTCAAGGGTGATACAGGAGCTCAAGGACCTAAAGGTGATGCCGGTACTGCTGCAACTATTACAGAAGTATCTGCTGTTACTCTACCATATACTTCAGAAGCAACAGTAACAATGGGCGGTACAGCTAGTGCCAGAACATTCAGATTTGGTATACCTCAAGGTCATACAGGACCGCAAGGAGAATAGGGTCCGAAAGGAGACACTGGTCCTACTGGGCCGAAGGGGGACAAAGGTGATAAAGGTGATGTTGGACCACAAGGACCTCAAGGTGAACCTGCTAATAGTAAAGTAGCAATATTTACTACTAATGATTTATTTAAGACAGATAGAAGTACTTATGTCACTCTTAATAGTGCAGATGTTGCCATACTAAAAAAAATAAATAATGATGGAGATTTAAACGAGTATCAATTCTTATATTATGGTAACCCTTAGGGTGATTACGGTACATTTCCAATGGTTATAGCAAACTCTGATTTAGACAGCGGAGGTTTGTCTGATGGAGTTGCGGTATATGCTTCCATTATAGACGATCAAGGAAATTGTATATCTGAAGTATTTAATGTTGAAGACTACGCTGGTGGCGGATTTACTACTAATGATCAGGCTGTCGTTAATATGAAAAATTGGAACGAAAGCAGTAGATTTAATACTGATGGATATTAGAGATTTATAAACGGACTATAGATATGTTGGGGTACACACACGCCTAGTGCTCCTTCGGAGTTAAAAACTGTAACGTTTCCTATTGGTTTTTATAGTGTTCCGTGGACTGTGATGGTTTCGTTCAAAACCAATAATAGTACTTATCGTAATATGTATAGTGCAGTAGTTACATAGGTTTACGCGTCTAGTTTCACGTATAGAGCGACAGAAGCAGATATGAGTACTTCGGCAGCATATACTACACAACCTGTAAGTTATATAGCAATAGGTAAATGGAAAAGATAATATGAAGAATATAAGTAATAAAATATACTGGAAACAAGGTTTTTATTGTGAACCGATAGACGGAGCGGTAGAAATAACAGAAGAATATTGGTAGGAATTATTATTTGCTCAATCTCAAGGTAAATTAATATCTGAAAATGAAAGTGGGTATCCTGTAGCTGTAGATTACGTAGCTACTATAGACGAAGTAAAGAAGATAACTATATAGAATATAGAGCGGTATGACAAATCAGATATTATTAATTCAGTAATTATTGATGGAACTTCCATTTGGCTTAATAAAACGGAGAGATTATCTATAAGAGAATTAGCCAATATCAAAAAAGCTAACGGGGAAGCAGATATAACTGTATGGTACAATAATAATAAGACTGTCATACCATTAAATCAATTTAACAGTATAATGGATAGTATAGAGTTATATGCATCTGAATGTTATAATACTACTCAACAACATATAGCCAACATTAAAAAACTAAACAGTAAAGAACAAATTAACAATTATGACTATACTGTTGGATATCCAGATAAGTTAATCATAAACTTAAGTAAATAACATATACAATGAAAGAAAACATAAATTTTAAAGCTAGTGTTACAGCTCCAGATCCTAAGGAAGTAAATTACTGGATTGATCTAAAAGAAGATCCAACAGGTGCTGTAATTAAAGTTTATAAGAATTCTGGTTGGGCTCCTATTAGCGGAGATACAGAAGTAATAGAACAACTAGAAGAGAAGATTGATAACAAAGCAGATAAATCTGATACCTATAATAAGGAATAGGTAGACGCTAAGGTAGCATCTGTATATAGAGTAAAAGGTACTGTAGCAGACTTTGATTCTTTACCTGAGGTATCTGTAGTCGGAGATGTGTACAACATAGATGATACAGGGGCTAATTATGTATGCATTAATGCTGATCCAGTAGAATGGGATAAATTATCAGAAACTGTAGATTTAACTAATTGTATATCATCAGAGGTTGTTAACAACATAGTTACTATGACTCAAGCAGAATATAACGCATTACCTAATAAAAATTCTAAAACATTATACTTAATTTACGAATAATTATGGAACTCGGAGATAAAAATATTGTAGCTGTCCGTTTAGGAAACGCTAACGTATTTACTAATTATTATGGGGTTAGTTTCCCTATAGAACCTCAAAGTACTACTTTGACTAGAATTGGTTATATGCCTTGGCATAAAGAATTACCTATTCAATCTAAAATGAAATCATGTACACTTACTGCTGATGGTGTGGTTAAATATCTTAAAGCAGACGATAGAACTAAATATGAAGATGGTTCTGATAGAGATATGACTTTAAATACTATGGTAGAAATACCTGAGTTTTGGTATAAGTGTATGAAGGATGACAATACTGTATATCTAAATTTGTATCCTGCAGATCCCATGATACCTGGAGTAGAGCACGTAGAGAAGTTCTATATTTCAGCATACGAAGCATCTAATGTTGAAGATGTATATAAGTCTATTAAAGGTGATAATATTACTCCTTCAGTTAATATTGCAAGAACCACAATGCAACAAAGAGCTAGGGCTAATAAGGCTGGTAGTACCAATTGGAATATATATACTTATAATGCACACAAGGTACTTACTATACTATATTTAGTAGAATATGCCTGTACTAATTCTCAAAAAGCATTTAATGCTGAATTAACTGCAGAGGGATATCATCAAGGAGGCTTAGGAGATGGAGTTACTACAGGTAGTATTAAAGTAAATGGAGTTGATACATATAGTTTTATACCTTGTGGAAGTACAGACGAACATGGAAACTCTACTGGTATAACTTCCGTTACTGTTGATAGTACTGACACAGAAGGTGTTGTTACTCAGAAGACCTACAATGTTCCTACTTACAGAGGGATAGAGAATCCATTTGGTCACGTATGGAAAAATTGTATAGACACGCTTATCCATTATAATACAAATTCTACGAAAAATGACGTTTATGTTACTACAGATGTAAGCAAGTTTGGTTCGACTAATGTTTCAGATTATAACTTACAATGTAGTACTGTAACTAATGAAGGTTATAAGAAAAGGCTAATTTATAATGAATCATTTGATTTGTTTCCACCAATTGATGAGGCATATGGAGGAAGTGCTACTACATACTGGTGTGATTATAACTATACTAATAATAGCACTTCAGATAGAAGCTTATTTTTCGGCGGTGGTGCTAGCTCTTCTTCTTATTCCGGTTTGCTCAGTCTGGATTCTCGCCATGCTCTCGGCAATGCTGGTGCCAATGTCGGTACTCGGTTAATCTATATACCTTAATTTAAATATAGATAAAGTTGTCCTCTGTCATTAAGCAGTAATGCTAGCAATACTTCTAATTCCAGTTTACTCAATCTGAATTCTAACAATGCTCTCAGCAATGCTAATGCCAATGTCAGTACACTGAAACCTTAAAAATATATCTGAATGATAAGATGAAAAACTGTTAGAGGAGACTTTACCACTAGGTAAAAAATGACTAATTAAAATCTTCGTGTTAGTAACTTTGTGAAAACTCGAAATAGGATTTCAGATGAAAAGATACAATAATTTATTTGATAAAATAGTAAGTTTAGATAACTTATATGCGGCTGATAAAAAAGCTAGAAGATATAAATCACATAGACCTGAAATAATATTATTTGATAAGAATAAAGATAAATTACTTTTAGATCTACAAAGAAAACTAATAAATGGGGAATACGAAACTTCCGAGTATTATGTTTTCAAAATATATGAACCAAAAGAAAGAGAAATATTTAAGTTACCATACTATCCTGACAGAATTGTACATCACGCAATTATGAATATAATGGAGCCTATATGGGTATCTGCATTTGTAAAAGGAACTTATAGTTGTATTAGAAAGCGCGGTATACACAAAGCTTTGAAAGATGTTAAATTTGCTTTAAAGGATGAAATAAATACGCAATACTGTTTAAAGTTAAATATCAGAAAGTTCTATTCTTCTATAGATCACGATATATTAAAAACAATAATAAGGAAAAAAATAAAAGACAAAAGACTATTAAGTCTGTTAGATGAAATAATAGAATCGGCTTAGGGAGTACCTATTGGTAATTACTTATCCTAGTTCTTTGCTAATTTATATCTTACTTATTTAGATCACTGGATTAAAGAACAAAAGAAAGTTAGATACTACTTTAGATATGCAGATGATATTGTAATATTAGGTGGAGATAAGTAGTAGTTACGAGATTTATTCTATAATATACAGGATTATCTTAATAATAAATTAAAGTTAAACTTTAAGGATAATTGGTAGATATTTAAGGTAGATTCGAGAGGTATAGATTTTGTAGGATATAGAGTATTTCATACTCATACGTTATTAAGAAAGCGTATAAAAAAGAGATTCTGCAAAAAGATAAACAAGTTAAATAAAAAATAGAACCTAGATAAAGATACATATAAGCAAAAAATATGTAGCTATATAGGTTAGATTAAATACTGTAATGGACGTAACTTGTTAAATAAAATGTCTAAATATAAAGAGCTATTAGAATATATTAAAGAATAATTAAACTAAGAAACTATATATAAATATATATGTTTTATAAGTATATCAAAACAATATTATCAGCCCTGGCAGACTAATTATCAGCTAGGGTTTTACTTTTCAAAACACTTGCTATGATTTACAATATAGGAGATCCGGTTATGACACTATTAAAAAGTATGTTCAGCAGTGCACAAAAAACATCTGCTGGAATACTAGCGGGAATCACTAGCTACTTTGCACCAATTTCAGTAACTGTTGTTTGCGTATGTTTATTTATCATTGTAGATGTAATCCTTGGTTATAAGGTTTCTCGTAAGTATGGTCATAAGTAGATAGAGTCCTACAAATTATGGAAGACTATAAATAAGTTATTTGAGGCTGTACTGTTGATAGCAGGAGCACATGTAATAGATACTAGTATAGTTACTTCTATAAATTTGCATGCTGTAGAGTTTATATCTGGTATGATATGTGGAACAGAGTTTATATCTTGGCTTGAATCTATGAAAGATTTACATCCAGATTGCAAGATTTGTAAAGTAATAGAAAAAGTTTTAGGAAAGGTTATCAAATCTAAAGGTGAGAAATATCTCGGAGTAGATATTGACATTAATGATTTAAAAAATACCAATAATGATAATAACAGCAATACTCACAGTAGTTAATTGGTTGAAAGGAAATTTCAAAGCACTTACCATAAGTTTCATATGTATTCTAACGGTAAGTGCTTTTTTTATGTACAACCAACTGAAAAAAAAGGATGCAGAGATAGCTAGGCTAGTTAATAATACTAGTTACTATGAATCTCTATTTGACAAGAAAGATTAGGCTAACAGAACATTATAGCTTACTATAGATTAGTTAAAATGTAGTAAAGACAGTATAATTGAATAGCTTAATGAAACCAAAAAGAAATTAAAAGTTAAAGATAAGAACCTGGTACAAGCTCAAGTAATCAATACAGAAGTAAAGGATTCAATCAAAACAGTAATCCAAACAAAAGAATCAGATTTTAGTAAGGAGTTAAAACTCAATAAATTAACGACAATCATAGTAAGTAGAAAAGATTCAATCTTATCAGTCACATTAGATTTGAAGAATGCTTAGACATTGTTCATAGAAGAAAAAAAAGTGTATCGTAATTAGTACAAATCGTGGCTGTCCAGGTTCTTTCACTTTGACTTTAAAAAAGATAAAATTCGCAAATTTACTATAGATAATTCCAATAAACTTATCAAAGTAACTGATACCAGAATAATAGAAATCAAATAAACTATTATTATAAACATAAATTAATCAATAATAATATGCATAGAATAATCCGTACAAAAGCTTATGAAGCTGAACACGGTCCTCATTTCAATGAAGAACATGCTCGTAAAGCTGTAAATAAAATGGAAAATGAAGACGGAACAAGAGGTCAACATTGGTCATTAGAAGAAACTACAGCATTAGCTAATCAATATGGTATTCGTTTAGATGAAAAGATAAACAAATATGATTGGTACGTTGCATTGAATATGGTATACTCTGATTACTATCGTGTCATTGTTAACATTACCGGCACTAACAATACGAAGTTCTTCGTAGAATTAGCTAAAGCTTGGATCTGTGACAAAGATATAGATGAAGGTAAAATGTGGTTCTACTATATTTATGTCATGTGTGATAAGATTAGAAACGCTGAAGAAGATCTTTATGAAAGATATTACAGCAAGTACGAAGATGATGACGAAGAGGAACGTTATGGAAACTACCGTAGAATGGGTAGATCTTCATATGGTAGACGTAGAGAATACGACAGAGAATACGATGAAAGAGACTTTGAGAAGGAGAGAGAAAGAGAAAAATCCTTTCCTATGGAAGAAGAATTCAAACGTGGTCGTTCTGTGCGCTACATTAGATATTAATCAAATTAAATCAATCCTAAATAAAATCAATTATGTTAGAAGATAAAATTATTGTTCAAGACCGTGGTTTTGACGCTGGTCTAGCTGCATTAATGCAGAATGGTAATAAAAGTATGGACCCTGCAGCTCTCATGGCTATGATGAATAACAATGGAGGTTTCGGTGGTAACGGTTGTTGGTGGATCTGGATCATCCTACTGTTCTTTGTTTGGGGCGGTTGGGGTGGTAATGGCTTCGGTAACAGAAGCGGTGAAGCTTCACAGCTTGCTTCTCAATTAAATACTGATGCCAATACTAATCTGCTAATGCAAGCAATCAATGGTAACAAAGAAGCTATCAGCACATTGTCTAATACTTTGAATTGTGATATTAATTCAGTTCAAAATGCTCTGAATACTATTAATGCAAGTGTAAGTCAGATAGCTTGTGATACCAAACTTACAGGTGCACAAGTAATTAATGCCATACAGAGTGGTAATGCCGGCCTTGCATCTCAGTTGGCTTCTTGCTGCTGCGATGTTCGTAACGCTATAACTACTCAAGGTTATGAAAGTCAGTTAGCTATTGTAAACCAAACAAATACTCTGACTAGCAACGCTAATACTCAATTTAATATTTTGGGTGCTAAAATAGACGCTTAGACTCAAATAATTAATGACAAATTCTGTCAACTTGAAATGCGTGAAATGCAGAACAAGATTGACTCATTGCGTCAAGAAAACAATCAGTTGGCTTTAGCTGCTTCTCAGCAAGCTCAAACCGCTAACATTGTTAATCAGTTAAGACCTACTCCGGTTCCTGCATATCTGACTTGTAACCCGTATGGATGTAATGGTGGCTTTACAGGCTATGGTTACAATGGTTACTGTGATGGATGTGGCTGTGGATGCTAAGAAAGGAGGTAATTATGTTTTTTAATTTTAATCCTTATACATTTAATAGAAGTAGAGTAAGAACTATAGATAACTTTGGTATACCTTCATTGAGAACAATATATGTTACCACTGATACTACCAATAATACTGTTACTTATGGTATCTGTCCTAGAATCTGGAGACAACTTCCTTGTGAGGGAATATTTTTACTTAATATAGTAAATACTCCTGCTACAACAGTAACTGCAGCTTCTTTAGTAAGTATAGATACTACTAGAACAGCTAATCAAGTAAGTCCTACGACTACTACTTCTACAGGGGCTAGAGCTCTTATAAATGGTTCAGGCGATCAAATGGCTACAGAAGAAATATCCACTGGCAATAGATATCTGATTTACTATAATAAATCAAATGGTATATTTCAAACTGTAAACCATATTATACCGCCTACTACTGCTACTGCGTAATCTTTAATCAAAAAGGGCTCTTAGGAGCCCTTTAATAAATACTTATTATGATAACATTTGCACAATTAAATATAGGAGATCCTATACATGTATTAGAAATAACTGGAACGTTTAAGAAAAGTACTACTTATTATAAAGGTACTGTAATGAATGTATCCAAGGTTTATGATGAACCCCTTCCTCCTCAATAGTTTCCTCTACCAAATTAGAATAGAAAGAAGCTAGTTGATATAACAATAGGGTGTGACGGCGAATAGAAGAAATTATCTGTAGAAGAGAATAAGTCTATTGTAACTGATGGAGCTGTAGGTTTAACTATAGCAACAGATAAACAATAGATAATAACAATGGTAAAGAATAATTATAATGAATACAAGGCAAAGAAGGAGGCTTTAGCTAAGTATGAAGAAGAGATGAATAAGTGCGATGCAATACTCAAGTAGTTGGATTATTAGGAGGAAAATTTGAAACAAGAAGATCCTAGAATAAAGGAATTACAAGAACAAGTTGCAGAGTTAAAAGGATTAATAAAGCAAGCAAGTAATATGGTTCCACCTTAGATGAAATAGATGTTACCATAGAATATGCAAAAAGCAATGAATGAGGCTAGTTAACACTAGCCTTTTTTATTTTAAGCCTTTTATTTAAACGCTATTACTATATCTTGTCAATTGTACTACTTTACATATAAAGTGTCTAAAAAGTCCTTAAAATACGTTATAGATATATTTAATGCATTAAAATAAAAATATGAAAGAAATTTGGAAAGATATTCCAGACTATGAAGGTTTATATTAGGCTTCTAATACTGGAAAGATAAAAAGTTACGATAGAGTAATCGTAGTTCCTCCAAACAGCAAGAGTGTATATGGATTTAATTATGTTAGAAAAGGTAGACAATTAAAACAGCAAGTGGCAAATAGTGGTTATTTAAAAGTGCTGTTGTATGATGAAAATGGTAATCGTAAATATACATTAGTACATAGATTAATAGCTTCTACTTTTATTCCTAACCCTAACAAATATAAGTGCATAAATCATAGGGATGAAAATAAATTAAACAATAGCCTAGATAATCTTGAATGGTGTACTCATAAGTATAATACAAATTATGGATCTTGCATAAGTAGGAGATCAGAGAAACAGAAGATTACAAATAGTAGAATAACTCCTGTTGCTAAATGTGATGATTTTGGTAATATAGTGGATGTATATACGTCTATGAGAGAAGCTGCTAGATCTAATAAACTATACCAGTCTAATATATTCAAAAGTTGTAATAGTAATATTAAATCAGGAGGATACCTTTGGAGGTATGTTAAAGTATGAAATTAGATACATTATCAAACATAATAGATGACATTCTGTTGATAGCTAGAAATAACGGAATATCTGAATCTGAACATTTGTCTAGATATTAGATAGAGATGTGGATTGCTTAGTATAGAGCTATGCTAATTAAATAGGATATTGATAAAGGTAGAGATATCAATCCCATGTATGTTCAAACTATTAGATGTATACACTTAGAAAGGAAAGAGTGTATACCAGGTCACTTTGTATATGTTAGTGATATAACGTTACCTAAACTCATAGACTTTCACTTCAGAACAGGTCTAGTTTCTGTAAAGGATATGTATGGTAATCTGATATAGTTAGGTAGTGAGTCCAAAATGAAATTTTAGAAGTATAGAAAATATACATGTAAGGATTATATTGCTTACTTAAAAGATAGTCGTATATACGTAGAAGGAGGTAATAATCAGTTAGAATATATAGAGGCTGATGTTATACTGGAGAATCCTGCAGATGCTAATGAATGCTTCGATCCAGACGAACCGTATCCAGCACCTGCACACATGATTCCTACTATAAAAGATCTTATATTCAGTAAAGAGCTGAATATTATGCCTAAGATGCCTACAGATACTACTAATAACTCTAATGACGATATGTAGAACATATATAAACAGTAGCAATAATGAATAAGAAATCATATACTATAATGGACTTCTATTAGTTCTACTTATCTAATATAGAAAGAGATACTGTATACGATGTTGACTACAAAGTATATAGACAGATAGTTGAAGATTACTTTAGATTTATAGTAGAAGAAATAATGGAGCATAGTAAAGAATTTAGATTACCATGTAGATTAGGGTACTTAAGTATTGTTAAGAGATAGCCTAAAAACTTCGACAATAAGAGTCTTAGAATAGACTATCACGAGAGTGCTATACAAGGTAAAACCGTTTACTTTATTAATGAACATTCCAATTATTTTAAGTACAGATTTTTGTGGTCTAAAAAGGAATCATTATTAACTAATAAAACAAGATATTAGTTTGTAGCAACTAGAGCTAATAAAAGAAGATTAGCTCAAATAATTAAGAATAGAGAACATGATTACGTGGAAATTAAGTGATATTTAGGATATACCAAAACAAGCCGGAATATACCAAATTAAGAATGTCTTAAACGGTCATTCTTATATAGGTAGTACTAATAACTTTTATGATAGATTAATACAGCATCGTTCTCATCTAAGAAAGTAGAAACATCATAGCATCGCGTTGCAAAGAGCTTATGATAAATATGGAGAATATAATTTTGAAGTAAACGTACTAGAAATATGTTCTCCTGTAAGAGATACTTTATTGTATTTAGAACAAAAATATTTAGATTTAAATCCAGAGTATAACATAAGTAAAATAGCAAGTCATCCATCAAACACTGGGCATAAGATGCCGGAGCAAGCGAAGAAAAGATTGCATGATCTATATTACGGAAAGAAAAGAGATCCCAAAATAGTAGATAAAGCAACAAAAAATAGAATAGGGAAAGGATGTAAAAATGTATATTGTTATAATAAAGATGGAGAATTTATAGGGTGTTTTCTAAATTCGAAACAAGCAGTCAAGTTATTAAATCTTAATGTAACTCCAGGTACAATAAACAAATGTTGCACAGGATTATGTAAAAGCATTGGTGGATTTATATGGTCTTATGATTATAAGACAGATATTTCTTATAAAAAAGACAATGCAAAAAGAACTAAAATAGTTAGAATTTATAAAGATGGAATAGAAAAAATATACAGTTCTATTACTGAAGCTGCTAAAGATACGGGAAACATAAACAATAAATCTGCCATATCTGATTGTTTACGTGGTAGAAGAAAAACAGCTTATGGCTCTAAATGGAGGTATTACAATGATTGATAGATTAACTACATCTAAAGAAATAATTGCTAAAATTATAGCAGATTATGATTTAAAGGAAGACGAAATTAAAATAACAGACATCAAAGAGTGGATTGGTGAAGGTATGGAGAAAATAGGCGCAGTACAATAGCTTGAACACAAAACAACTAATTTAATAGTTGAGAATTATCAAGCTAAACTGCCTTGTGATCTTTATAGATTGGGACAAGTTGCATTCTCTTTTGAAAATGGCTGTGGTTGGTTACCAATGAGAAAGGTTACTAACTCTTTTGGTATATATAAGAAATGTAGTGGGTGCAATCCCAAAATGCTAGTACAAGATAGTGCCTTGATTCTATTGGTTAAGAATATCTTCAATCTAGATGATGATAAGGAAGCTTTAGAGATACTTAATAGTGATAAGAACATTAAACAAACCTTAGATGCTTTAGTAAATCAATATACTGTACCTAGTAATAACGGAAGACTGATAATAGGTAATCCGGCTACTTTTAATACCAGTCTACAGTACTCTACTAAACCTGGTTACATTACTGTTAATGTGCCGTGTGGTTGGGTTAAAATATCTTATCACGCTATACCTACTGATGAAGATAGTATGCCTATGATACCTGATTTACCTTCATATAAAGAAGCGTTAATGTATTATATAGGTACAAAAATACTATACGCAAAATGGATAAAGGGGCAACTATCAAATGAAATTTATTATTCTATTAAAAGATCTTGGAATTTCTACAGAAGATAGGCTTATGCTGAAGCTATGATGCCTGGTCCAGATGAACTTCACAGTATTCAAAATTAGTGGAACCGTTTATATCCAGAATTAGGAGAACACGATAGCTTTTTTGAACATTTGGGTGAAGAACAATAGATATATAACTAGAATAATTACTAAAAGGAAATGTTATGAGTAATACTTTCTAGACAAATAGTTTCATCGAAGGGATGAATTTGGATATTGATATTACTGCTATACCAGAATCACAATACAGGTATGCAGAGAATGTACGTATCCTTACTAATAAAGACGGTACTAGTGGAGTACTTTAGAATATACAAAGCACTAGATTGATACAAGGTGGTGATTTCATGGACAGTGACGAGGTAGTATTAGCTACAGCCATAATTAATCAATATGGTATCATACTTACTGCAGATCCATATGGTATAACTAGAATATATAGAGTAGAAGGTTACGAAGAAGGATTAATACAGCACACACTAGTATTAAAAGGGAGGCTTAACTATAATAGATTTAGCAGAGTAAAAATAGTCGCTAACTATGAATCTGATTCTATTATTAAAATGTATTTTACAGATGGAGAGAGTAGTATTAGATCACTAAATATAATGAGCGATAGATACGTGCAAAACTCTGAAGGTACAAATCCAGCATTAGATGAAGAAGGTAATATAAAGAATCCAGATTCATTGGATATAATACCAAGCACATTGCTAGTTGCTCCTAAAATAGTTAGTCTTGGAACTAACGGGTCATTATTATCTGGACAAGTATAGTACACTTATCAGTTATATAATGAAAGAGGTTCTAGTACCGGGTATGCTCCTGCTAGCAACACTATACACTTAACGTCCAGTAATACTACTACCGATTCTGCAGAATATCAAGGAGTAAATAAAGATGTTAATACTGGCAAAAGTGCTAATATTGTAATTGATTTATCTAATGTAGTTTCTGGATTATTTGACAAGTGTAGAATAGTAAGAATACAATACGTAGATAATACCGAAATAGCTAATATAGATGTTATTGACGAAATAGATTTACCTTCCGGTAATTCTTTAACATATACTGATTTAGGTAATAAAACATTGAATACTGTAACTATAGAAGAATTTAATGCTAATACCGGTAGTGATTTCACTGTAGCTACTCTAGAAAAAAAAGATAATATATTGTTTGCTGCAGATGTCAGAGAAACTACTTGGAAACCAATGATAAATGGAGAAGAGTATGATGCTAGGTCGTATAGATTTACTGGAAGTAACAAATTAATATTATAGGCAGCTGATTCGGGGTCTAGTATATCTGTTACTCCTACAGATAGTACTTTAAAGTAGGTATTATCATCTATAGATAAAAAACATGATTGTATATGTCCATTAAACTTATCAGATTATAAGCTTAATGACAATACTGTTTCAAAATATAAATTTAAGTCTTCTTCAGAACAGTTACCGATATTAGGTGGTACTGGTTTAAATATAGATTATGAGTTTATAACTACAGACATAGTGTTAGATACTACTCTAGATTATAATTTCATGAGTGTACCTAGAAAATAGGATGAAGGAAAAATAATATATCAGATTAGTGATGGTAGTAATATTGTAGTAAAATATCCTGAAGTAAAACAAAGAATACCCAATTATTGTGACCCTTATATAGACTCAAAATATAAAGGGTATTAGAGAGACGAAATATACAGATTTGGTATAATATTTTTTAATAATAAGAATGTTGCTAGTCCTGTTTATTGGATAGCAGATATCAAATTCCCGCATTCATTCGAAGTATCTCCTTGGTATTTTTACATGTAGTTTGTAAATGGAGATCTTACTAATTCTATTACATAGGAATTTATAGGTAAGGCTATAGGGGTTAAGTTTAATATAAAGAATTTTCCGGACGGAGCTGTGGCATACGAAATAGTAAGATGCAAAAGAACGGCAGAAGATAGAACTGTATTAATGTAGGGTATACTGTCTGATACTACTGCATTTCCTTGGCCTAATGCTACTACAGGTACATGGCTAAAAAGTGAAATGGACACAAGACCTAGAATACCTCTTGGAGTTACAGATACTAACATGTCTATATGTGGAGGTGTTAGTTTCTATGACGCACCTACTACTTATAGAGACGGAGAACTTTATTTAAATTAGGATCGTATAGTTAAAAATATATTCAGTTTAATAACTCCAGAAATAGATTTTACAGGCGATGAAGTTATATCTGAATTAGGTGACAATACTTATCTAGACCTGTGTCATTGGTGTGACACTAGAATGCCTAACACTACTAGAACTATACCTGTATTAAACAACCAAAATATAAAGTTAGAAGGATTTGTTAAGTATTTTCAGACTCCGTATCAGACATATGCTATGAACACATAGACTGCCTACGTTCAACCAAGTTTCTTAGGATCAATATTTAAACAAGATGGATTCTTTTATAATGCGGTTAATATGGATAGTTCTGATGATGACGAGATGGTAGTTAATATGATAGGGAAGAGGTATATCACTCACTATCAGAATTTATAGGGTGGAAATAGAATACAATTTGATATAAATAGAGCAATAACTACTCCTATTATACCTAATGGAGAATTAGGCAATATTCAAGCTTACTATAGAGGCATAGGATCACGTTCCTATTTAAATTTTGGAGTTATGTGGAATAACTAGGAATAGTTTGACTGGCTTAGTGCAAAAATGTGTTACTTTGGAAGTTGTGCTGTAGTAGAACTAGATGGTTATTTTCCTAGACAACATTCTATTGCAGTAGATGATAAGATAGCTGTGGGAGAAGGGGTTAAGAGTTTGATAAATTTCTATAATCATACTCCTTTCTCAACTCCTGTAGTAAATATAAAAAGGAGAATTGTTCCTTATGGAGGTAATAATTATAATGCTAGAAGCAATTCTACATATATATCCACATCATCATATAAGTTAATATCTGAAGTAGATAGTAATGTTAACTATGTATTCGGGGGAGATACCTATCTTGGAGTATTAGATCATAGAACTGGCTCACCTATTGCAGACGGGCAAGGAGGAGGAAAGTATGATAGTAGACAAACTAAAGTGAGTTTAAGTGACTACATTCCGTTAGAAACTACTATCAATCTAAATCTTGCTTATGGTGAAAGTATGAGTAGACAAAGAGGAAATTGTCCTAATCCATACTTAACTAATTATATACATAGTTTAGGTTTTTCTAATTAGACTAAACCGTATTATGCATATAACGATGTCTACTCATTATAGCCTAGTACACAGATGTATGTGGCAGATTCTACTACTTCTATGGCTAACTTAAGATTGCCGAACAAAATAATTTATTCTGAGACTAAAACTGCTAATGAGATTACAGATAGTTGGGCTTAGTTTAAACCTGCCAATTATATGGAAGTAGATAGCCAATACGGACCTGTTACTAATATGAAAGCTTTCGGAGATAAGTTATTCTTCTGGCAAGATTCTGCATTAGGAATAGCATCTGTAAATGATAGATCTTTGATTACAGACAATAATGTTAGTACTCTTACTTTAGGTACTGGAGGAATCCTTACTAGATACGATTATGTATCTACTAATAATGGATCTTCTATATCTAACGATTAGAGTATAGTAGCATCAGATGCTTCTCTATATTGGTATGATACGGATAAGAATGAGATATGTTCTTTTTCTGATAGGATACATAAGTTATCTAAAGAAAAAAATGTATAGACTTACTTGAACAATAATCCAGATATTCAAGTACGTACTAGCATATACGATAATAAATTTAACGAAGTACAGATGTGCTTCGATAATGCAGTACTAGTATTTAATGAATATACTTAGAGGTTTACTTCATTTTATACGTTTAATCCTAAAGCTCATCTCAGATTTTCTGATAAGTTATTGTATATATACAATAATAAGATAATGGAAAATGCAGATTTTCCGTTAAATACTATGTAGTCTAAGTTACAATATGTAGTTAATAAAGATCCATTAGTAACTAAAACATTTGATAATGTTTTCTTCAGTGGCTAGTTCAGAGATATAAATAGCATGTTAATAGATGCAAAGTTTACTACTAAGAATTAGGTTGGTACTATATAGGAAAACTATCTAACTGGAGGATATGCTATAGATTATAGAGAAGATACTTATAGGTTTGCTATAGGTAGAGAAGACACTCATGAAGATGAATTATCACTGCCTGGTAGGTTAAGAGGCAAATATTTGATATGTGATTATACTATTAATTGTGATAATCAACATAATTTCAATCTTCCAAATATTAATACAACATATAGATACTCATTAGTATAATCATGAAAAGTAAAAGAAAAATTAAAGGTATTAAGAAATACCAATACGGTGGAGTAGATTGGCAACGTTAGATGACAGAACAGTTATTAGGAGTACCTAATTTTTCTAAGTACGGTCCTAATGCTGCTCAAAGAGCATCTCTTGGACCTACTGGAAATACATCTACTTCTACTAATAATATAAATATTACAGATATATTAGGCAAAGGTTCAGATATAATAGGAGGCGTGACTAATATAGCCAGTATGTTAGTCGGTCCTTCTACAGCTGCTACTAAAGGAGAAGCAGTACAACAATCAATACAAAATGTAATAGGAGGTGCTGCTACTGGAGTTCAGATGGGATCAGTTGCTGGTCCAGTTGGAGCTATTGTAGGTGGAGCTGCAGGATTGGCTACAGGATTAGTAGGTAAGAAAGGTAAAATATCAGGTGGTGGATTCTATGAAGACCCTACTCTTACGCTGGGTACAGGCATACTAGGAGCTATTGGTAATAAGGGTTTAAAACGTAGGTACGAAGCTGCTAAAACTTTAGCAGGGCAACATAGAATTGGAGCTAGTATTGGAGCGCAAGCTCAATAGGAATGGGATGAAGATTATGATCAAAATGTGTATACTATGGAGTTTGGAGGTTAGATTCCTTCTAGCATGGCATATGTAGACGATGGAGAACTAATTAACACACCTCAAGGACAGATACTAGAAGTTCCAGAGGAAGGAAAACCAACAGATAGTAATTTAGTAAATTTACCGGAAGGTAGTAGAGTATTGAGTGATACGTTAAAAGTACCAGGAAGTAAAGAAACATTTGCACAAATGGGTAAAAGATTGATGTCTAAACAGAAGACAAAAGGTAAAGATATATATGCAGAGAATTCTGCAATGCTTAATGAAATGAATGATTAGGCTATTCACGATGAGTTGTTTACTATTCAAGAGATAACCAAGAATAAAAGATCTAAGGTTAAGAACGGTATATAGGCAGCAGCAGACGGTGACATAATTACTGCAGCTAATAATGGTAAAAGAGTTCCTGATGAACAAATAACAACTTCAAGAAAAAATACACCTAACTTTTTTACAAATGCCTCTTCTCTTGCTGCTAAAACGTTGGCATCAGATAACTTGGTAAATAGTGGAGAATGGAGAGGTGGAGTACCTTATTGGTTGTTATCAGGTTCTGATTATACAACCCCTATCAATAGCACAACGACCGATAACTCTGTAAATATACCTAACATATCTGTAACTCCAACTAAAACTAGAAGATCTACCGGTACTACAATAAGTAAACCTAATAGAAAATCTATAGTAGAGCCCATTAACAATGAAATAGATCTTAGTGGAGAAGCTATATCAAGAGTAGGAGATGAAGTAATACCTTATGAGACACTAGTTTCTACAACAGTAAATAATCAGAATAAAAAAGATAACAATAACGAGAACCCTCCTAAAGATAAAAATGATTGGAGAAAAATTTTAGGAGATATCACTTCTAACATATCACAAATAGCTCCGATATTTTCAAATCCAATGGCAAGTCCAGAAAATTTTGAAGCTGTATACAATCCGTATGCTGATAATATTATAAGAACAATGTCTGGTAGAAAATTTGATATTGCACCAGCTAAGAGAGCTATACGAGAAAATAGAGCTATATCAAATTATAATGCCTCCCAATACAATCCTACCACAGGAGCTAATTTAGCATATAGACTATAGAGTCAAATAGCTGCTGACAAGGCTATATCAGATTTATATTCACAGAAAAATAACATAGATAATCAATATAAGAGTGATTATGCAAATACTTTAAATAATCTTGGACAACAATTCGTTGGTTCTAGAAATTTATCCATAGATCAAAATGCTAGGAGTAGAGCTTCTTCTAGAAATATTAATAGCGCAGGATTATCACAATTAAGCAATTACTTCTAGAATAAGGAGCTTATGAGAAATCAAAGAAATAGAGATATTGCTATGCTAGAAGCGTATGCTCCATTCTTAGAGGCCGCTTATAAATCTAGAGATTATATTAATTTAATGAAACAATTTAGAAGAGGATAATATGGCAGTAAATATGTATGATCAAGCCGCATAGGCTCAGTTTATAAATACTTACGCTCCAATTAATTTTGGAGAATTATATAGAATTGGGGCAGCCTAGAAAGCTGCTATAGATGAAGCAGCTCAATAGTTTGGAGCTCAACTGTAGAGGTTTAATGAATTTTAGTCTCCTTCTCTAATAGATACCCAGAGATATTATGATCTTACTGTAGGTAGAAATGATTTCTAGAATGCTATTAATCAGATGGTATCTAATCCTGATGCATTGAAAGATGCCGCATTTAGATCACAATTATAGTCTATGATAAACAGTGTAGATTACGCAGCGTTAAGTATTTTAAAATCTAGTAGAGATGCTATGCTGAAACGTCAAGAAATTAATCAAAAATTAATGTTAGAGAATAGGTTTAACCTTCTATGGCATGACGTAGACTTTGCTAATTATGATACGTTAGGCAGTAAGAAAATATTTGATGATATAACTCCTCTTCCTTATATGTCTGTAAGGGAATTAGTAGAGCCTTATGTTAATAACCTTAAAGGCGAATTTCTTGGTTCTAAGAATGGATTTCTATGGAATGGGGTTACTGATGAAATGACAGATGCTCAACTATAGAAAAATTTGTCAAGTATACAGAATACTCCTCAGTACTAGAAATATCTAGAAATATATTAGAAAATGGGGCTTAATCCTGAACAGGCTCAGCAACAATTGCTTAATGAGATATATACTGCAGGTAGAGAGTATACATGGAATAAAGCCGATAGAGATCCTATAGCTATAGAAAATATGAGGTTACAACGCAAGTATGCATCTGCTGCTAATACTGCCAATAATTTACTCAATCTTACTAGAGTACTAGAATCAGATGCTACCAGGAATCACTTACTTAAGTTTACCAATCTTACTCCATAGGAAGTGGATGCTTTCGCAGAACAGGGATTTAAAGCGCTTACTCCTGAAAAACAGCAAGAAGTACTTAGACTTAAAGATCCAGGTTATGTAGAAAATCAAATGAAGAACTATTACGATTCAGTTCTAAAGGATACAAGGAGAAGAAGTACTGCTGAAAATGCTGTAATTGATCTTATGTCTACTCCTATAAGTTATGAAGCTTCAGACAAATATGCAGCATACGGGACTACTGGAAAACAAGATAGAGACGGTTTCTATACAGCGAACAATAGTTCAAACTTTAAATTGGCGAAAGAACTGGTATACAAGACTATTGGAGAAGAAGCAGATAAAGGATTGCAGAAATTTATTAGTCTTTGGAATGATGGTAATAATTTCTCCAATTTCAAAATATCTTCAGACTAGAGAATGATATCTGATGGAAAAGATATTTATGTAGTAAAACATGCATATATACCAGAAGATCAATTGTTAAAAGCCAGAATAGACAGAAAATCATTATCTGCATTGGGTACTCCTGTGACTGTAGATGCTGGTCCTAAAACTACAGAAAGATATGATAATAGAGGAAATCTAGAAAGTACTACTACATCTTCAAGTACTCCTGTAAAAACTATCAGAATTACTGTACTACAGCAATTACCTAGAAGTGGAGAAGCTGCTATAACTTCTGACGCAGCTTGGATGGACAAGAATCTTGGAATACAAACAAAAACACAAGATATACAAGATATGTTATCTTAGGAAGAAAACCTTTAATATAATAATTTATGAAATTTTCTGACGATTTTTTATCAGTAATAAATAGAACTAGTGATAGTTAGTTTGGTACAGGTTATTACGGACGTATAGATGATGAATATGCCACCCCTGTCTAGGAACAGGAATCTAATATTTCTGAAGATAAACAAGAAACTAGCTCAGATATTATAAACAAAGTATCTGCATTTTTGCTAAATCCTATAGCTTCTTCTGTAGTTATTGGAGGTAAGGAACTATTTGAGCCCACTACTACAGAATCTGGAAAAACTACCACATTTGCTGAATAGGCAGTTAATATAAATACTAGAGACGCTTTATCTTTGAATGTTACTTCTAGGCAGAAAGAATTAATGGATACTGAAGGTAAATGGTTACCAGAGATTGAAGAAGCGCAGAACTATATATAGGGTTAGAAAGAATATATACAACTTCAAAATCAATTAAGATCTAATCCTAATGATACTGAACTCATTCAAGTTTCTCAATAGAAATTGGATGAGTTATTGAAGTTATAGGAAGACATAAAAGAGAAAGCTAAAACTAATCCCTATCTTAGTAATGTATTCTATGGGGCTGTAACAGAAACTGTTAATCCTTTATTACCTAGTAGAAAAATAGAGGCTTCTACAGTAAGAAATCAACTAGCAGAAGGTAGATTATATCCGTATTATGCGGAAATGTCATGGAAACAGAACAACATTGACTTTACTTAGAATAATCCTGCAGCTTTGAGTCAGTTAGATATAAAAGCAGCAAATCTACAAAAATAGTTAGATGACGCTAAATTGGAATATGACAGTAAATCCAATGAGTTGAAAGATAAACAACAAAGCTTAAAAACAGCCCATTGGCTGCACGATCCTTTATTTGGAGTAGTTCCCATGCCTTTGTTTTATAATCCAGAAGCTATAGATCCAGTACTTGATAAAAAACGTAGTGAAGTTCAAATATCAGCATTAGATCCTTCTACATGGAAATATGGTATAATGCACATTGGTAGTAGCGCTTCTGAACTGCAAGGAATGGGTTGGCAAATGTTAACTGCTCTTGGTATAAAATACGGTACAAAATTAGGGGGTAGTCCATTAGCTTGGGCTGCTGGAGAAGCTGTTGTTAACTCACTTTTCACATAGTATTTTAGACATAAAGAAACTGCAGGAGAAGTTATGTCTAATTATGTAGAAAAATTAGCTAATGCTGCCGCAGACAATAAATTTAATCTGCAAACAGTACTAGATGATTATACTAAGGAATTGTAGGCTATGGGATATGATACAAACAGTATGGACGAAATGGAGAAACTTCAATTTGGTCTCGCTTATAACATTCCTACTAAAGATAGCAATTATAATTCTTTTGCTAAAGAAGCTCGAAAAGGTTTAACTCAAATAGAAGAAACAAATAATGCGTTAGCTCTGGGGGATTATGCTGAAAATTTAGGTTTAAGCTATGGCGGTAAATTATTGAATAAATCTATTGGATTTAAAGCAATAATGAATAAAGCTGTAGATCTGGCTACTAAAAATAAAACAACAGCTGCTCTTCTTACAAAACTTAATTCTAAAATAGATAGAGCTGCTGTTAAACTTATGAAAAACCCAGTGACTAGAATGAAAGTAAAGCACGTTCGAGACGCTGGAACAGATATGGCTTTGGCTCTAGGTAAGAGATGGTTGTTTGAAAGTACAGAGGAAGGTCAACAAGGAATGATAGGCAGATGGTACCAAGATCTCCCTGATAATGCTCAAGTACCAGATACTTACAATGTATTTAGAGGAGCTGCTACTGCAGGTAGACTAGCATTAGAAGCCAATCTAGCTTATAGAGGTATGCACTGGGATGATAAGTACAATACTGATGAGTAGTTGAAAATAGAAATGGGTATTGGTGGTTTTATTGGAGCTCTTATGGGTAGTGGAGCAAATATATCTAACATCAATGACATCAGACATCAACTACAAGCAGACAATGTAGTAAAAGCGTTAGCTGCGAAAGGGTTTGAGAATGCTGAAAATAACTTTAAAATAGCTCAATTCTTAGATTATGCTAGAAAAGGTAGAAACGTTGATGATCTAACTTCTAGTTTATAGGACTTTAAAGAGTACAAGACTGAAGGAGTAACAGACGAGATGATCGACGAAGATATACGTTTAGCAAAAGATGTGTCTGCTATTTATAGAAATAAACTTATAGACTCTAATCTGAAAGAAATGGGTATAAATCGTAAGAAAGATAAGTTCTTTGAAAGATTTGTACAGTCTACTATAAGTTTATATGATAAGTAGAGAGATGCTGAAAAAGCTAAAAGAGAAGGAGATGTTAACATAAATAACATTACTACTGCTATAATAAATAGTACTGATACTAATGATTTTAATTCTTTTATAGATGGAGAATATGAAAGTTATTCTAAAAGCTTAGAGAAATAGAATGGAGAAGCAATATCTAAATAGGAATTTAAATCTAGTATTGTAAATGCAGTAGCTTCTAGAGCTCTTGCTAATACTCTTAATAATCTGCGAAAAGACTTAACTTCACGAAAAAAGACTTTAGAACAATTAAAAGACGAATATGACTTACAAGTATCTACTACTGGAATAGAAGGTATGTTGAAGTACATAAACGATCAATTAAAGAACATTCAAGAAGAACAAAATAGAGTAACTGGCGAAAACAAATGGATAAAGTATATAATGCAAAAATCCCCAGAGTTCGTTAACCAATAGGAATTGGAAAAAGAAATGGCAATTAGTGCATTGAATACTGGTATCCTTAGTAGCTTAAATGCTCAACTTAACGCATATACTACCGGTAGATTATCTGTTAAAGATAGATATTTAGTAGAAAGAAAACCAGTATACTCTAACTTATCGGATGAAGATAAACAAAGTATACTGTAGAAATACGCTGAAAAGTATAAACAACAGCACGAAACCAACGAAGAACCTACAAAGAAACAAGTAATTGCTTTCTATAATAAGACAATTCAAGATCAATGGTCACAATTAGAAAATGACGCTAATGTAGAACGAGTAGAAAGATTTTTAGCCAATTCTTTATTTTTAAGTAATAATAGAAGAGATATCCAAGAAGAAACACAGGCTAGAAAAGAAATTGAAGAAGAGACAGGAAATATAGCCGCTAAAAATGATGGTGAACAAACATCTGAACAACAGACTAATGACAGAGAACAAACAGATGCAGAAGAAAAGTTAGCAGAGCAACCTGAAGTAAAACTTCAAGTAGAAAAAGAAAAGACTGATACTCCGGATGAAGTAAACGTAACTACTTAGCCTACACAGCAAGATAGAACTACAGTTCAAGCTCCTATAGATTCTGTAGATGTTACTGCGGTTGCTCAAGCTCCTGCAGATGAGGTCTCTTTGTCTACTTCAGAAGATATAGATAGAATCTTAGAAGATACTCTAGAACAGAATCCTGATGAAGTGTTATTGGAAAGTAATATTGGAATACTTCCTGAAGATAAAGTAGATATGGATACTCCAGCAGATTCATCAGAACTAGACAGAGTATCAGATGATACTTTACAGGAAGATGCTATAAGAGCTAAACTAGAGCAAGTAGAAGATGGTCAACCTATTGTAGTAGAAGAAGGTGTAGAACCCGTTAACCAAGAACAAGGACCATAGGAGGTAATAGAGTCTACCTCTTCTAATGAATCTCCGCAGCCTACTATTGAAGAACAAGATAAAGAAGATAAGAGCGAGCAGCCTGTTGTAGTTACTACTGCTAAAGAACCTAATAAACCTACAGAAGTAATAGTTACTGCTGAATCATTTGATGGATCTGATACTAAAGATATATCTATTACTATAGAAGAACCTTCTAATATGATATATTCTGATGGAACAGATGTATGGGTTGGAGATGAAGATCCATCTTTAGGTACGCACATAGAAGACAGTCAATTAGCACTGTAGAATGCTATGGAGGAATTAGATGCCGTAGATCTAGCAGCTACTACACGTGCAGCAGAATTATTAGGACAAAGTGATAAAAGTCCGGGTCTAGATACTAAGAAAAAAGTAGAAACTAATAGAATACATTCTACATTCTTCTTCGCTTATGAAAGTTCAGAAGTAATGCCTATACAGACTTAGATAAACGGGAAATAGGTTGCCGTCAAATTCGATGGAACTAGAATGCCTGGTTCTGAATTGTCTAAGAAGTTATCTATACCTGGTTGGTTATCCAAGTAGAAAGTATATTATGTGGTTACAGATTCTAAAGAAACTAGAAAATTAGAAAAAGATGCTGCAGATAGACTGGCTGTACACATGATAATTGAAGAAGTAGTAGACGGTAAGAAGTACATATATAATGCGGCCTTATATACTCCTGATAAAGCTAGAACTAAAGTAAGAAAATGGAATGTTTCTGTTGATAAATAGAATGAAGAAATACGTAAATTACGAGAACTTAGAAGAGAGATAATAGGTAAATATGTTAAAAAATATGCTCCTAATTATTTCAATGATACTAAAGTAGATCTTCCAAGTACACCGCAAGACGGAATTGTACCAGTAAATTTACGCTAGAGTAATGGTTCTATAAATAGTCAGTAGGACGAAAATGCTCCTATATATAGATCACTAACTTCTGTATAGGAGTTTAGCATTAGTTCCGAACCTTATGAGATGAGTGAACAAATATTATCTGGAGAAGTAGAATTTGGTTACGGAAAAGGTCCATTTCCATTAGATCCAAATGACGCTTTCAGTATAGTGCAATTTGACGGATCTACGAAAACTAGTGCGCAAGGAATAGGTTACGCTGGTAAACTATATATAATACCTAAAATTGCCAACACTCCTTCACAAAGTGTAAGCGCTCCTATAATGTTATCAGAGAAGAGACATTTTATACCAGGGGGATCTAGAACTCTTGTTACTTCGTATACTCCAAATGGTAAAGCTAAATATGATGACAATGGTAAGCGTATACCTTTAAGTAGTGCTGAATTGGTGTTTAGATTAATAACAGGAACATTACCGATTAGTAATCAGCCTGTATATCAGGATATACTAAATATATTATGTAATCACGGTCCATCTACTATTGCCTTAGGAGATTCTCGTGTAGATAAACTATCATTCTATGTTAGAAAAACTTTACATACATTTTAGAATGAGAAAGGTGAGACTTTTTTAATGTATGGAAGTAGAACTTCCGAAGGTTCTTATGTTACCAAATATCTTAAAGTAAAAGATGCAAAAGGACAATCTGTATTTTCAGAAGCAGAAGCATGGCAAACTATTAGAGATATCTCTAATAATATACACTGGAATACTGATAAAAAGATGATGCAAGAACCTATACCAAACAGTATAGTACAGGAAGCTATCAATTATATGAATACATATAAAACGGATTATTACAAAGTGTTAAATTGTGATGATCTGGTATTCACTATGAATGATTTAGGACTTATCAAAAATGAAAATGGAGAGGTAGTAAAATCTCACAATGAAGCTCCCATTTTAATGTCTTGGATGATTAATCATCAAATATTAAAAACCAGTGTAGGGGAAAGAGCTTTCAGGGATCCGTTTGTTTATGCGGATGGGGCGCAAGAGGTAGGAGACCCTACTCCAGTTACTCCTGCTATAACTGGACCTACTACTACGGAAACTCCTAGAAAGGATAACATATCTACTGAAAGTACACAAAATACTGAAGTAAAACAAGAAGCAGCGGCTCCGGCTAGTAAGCCATCTTTTAAAGACAAACTTCTATCTAAAGATGAAGTATTGTCTATGGGTCTTACTCCTAAACCAAGATGGGAGTATATACTTAAAGAAGACGGTACCACTGTGATGTTACCAAGTCATAATCCAATTGTAGCTAAACTGAAAAAGAGTTCAGGTCTTTATTCTACCACAAGAGGAAGAGGTAAATTTGACGAATAGAAGGCTAGAAAATGGTTAAAAGATAAACTGGGTTTAGATATTGATAATGTACTAGTTACTGGAGCTGTAATGAAAATGGCAGATGCTCCAGAAGTATATGGTTTAATGAAAGTATCTTTTAACAGAATATTTAAGGAGTTTAATCCTCAAATAGTGTTATCTGAACAAGCTGGACAAGGTATAGAATATCACGAAGCATTTCACTATGTTAGTCAATTGATTCTTAATGAAGAACAAAGAAATCAAGTATATTCCGATTATATAAAATCTCATCCTGAGTATAAAGGATATACTAAAGATCAGATGGAAGAAGTATTGGCAGAGGAATTTAGAACTTATATGATAAATGAATCTAACACTTCTCCTATATATAGAATGAAAAAATTCTTTAAAGCTTTGTGGAATCTTGTCACGTCTTTCCGTAACAGACCACTCAATGCACAATAGACATTATTCCAAGCTATAAGATCTGGTAAATTTAAAAGTAGCAAATTGTTTGTTGGATAGGAAATACTATAGGAATTCGCTGAAAGACATCCAGAAGGTATGTATTATTATGCTCCCGGTATATCAGACGTTCAACAAAAATCTACGCCACACATAACTAATGCATCTACTATGTACAATATCATAGAATCGTTGAGTAGTACAGCTCTTGCTACTCTGAATATTCGTACTATGGATGACATACGTAATTTGAAATTAGACGATGTATTTAATATAATATAGTATAACTATGATTACGGGGTATATGATGAAAATCCTACTAACAAACAAATAGTAGAGGACGTATTAAAGAACAAAGAAATATTTGCTAAACAAATTAGGGCTTTTTTACAAGAACTGGGTATTAAAAGTATTGAGAAAGAAGAGACAGAAGTCGCCGAATAGATGTCTAAAGATACCGGAGATACTTACGATAACATATGGGATAGAAATTCATACGAAATAAGTAAAAAAGCTAATGTTGCTTTTAATGCAAAATTGTTTTTCTATTCTATACCGAAAAGTAAATTTGTACTCACTGAAGATGGGGTTAAAGTAACAGATACTATAAAAGACCCTATTTTTGATATGGATGTGGTTCAACCTTTTGATATTACTTGGAACAAAATACTAGAAAATCTATGGGCTTCTAATGATTGGAATGATCTATTATCTAAAGTAAGAAGATTAGCTAAATCTGATCCTTTCTTTGCTACGCTTAGAGATTACATAGATAATCCAGAATATCCTCTACCTGAAAATACTGTGACTCAATTGTTGACTACTATACAAAGTGCTAAGAACAGTATGGATACCATTAGTATTAAACCTACTGAAAATGCTGCATTAGGTAAGAGAACTTGGGAAGTATTGGATAGTGATAATCTAAGAAAAATAGCGTTATTACCGTCGCAGTGGTCATAGAATTTTATGCTCTCTACGATGATTACTACTGATAGTAAAAATAGATCTATTATAAATCCAAAAGCTCTTGCAGAAATAACAAAAGTAGTTAATAAAATAAATTCTAATCTTGATATAATATTAAAAGGAAGACATAAATTAGAAAATATAAAACTGTTTGAGGAGGTAAAGAGTGATTTTCTGGATTTAGTAAATAATTTAGGAATTAATTTTGATAACGACGCTCTTACTTACTTGCTTGGAAGTATAAGCACTAAGGAATCTACTGGAATAGATGGAGTAGACGCGTTCAATATAATATTTAGAACTAAGAATACTAATTCTAATAATGGAGCTGCTATTAATTCTATTTTACATTCTGTATATGCCAACATTAGAGTAATGGCGTCTAATAAATCTTTAGTTGCTAAGTTCAAAGGAGCTACGGTTAGTGCTGATAGAATATTCAATTACTTTGATTCAAACAGTGTTATAAATCTTATGGCTGTTGCTTATGGACAAACTCATCCTACTCCAGAGGAATTTAGTGTAACTGGAGCAGACGGCAGTCTGGTTTACCCTATTACTCAAAATAACTATATGTCTGATTAGATTAGATGGTTAAATACTAATAAGTATGGTAAACTACAGAATTTGAGTGCAACCCCTTATTGTAAAAATAGTCTTATTGTAAAAGCATTATTAGGAAAAGATAAACCCAAATTAAAACTTCATACTCTATTGGCAATAGAAGACGAGCTCACTGATACTAGTAGAGATTACTTTGGCATAACTCCTTTAGAGGATTATATTACTAAATTAACACTCTCTGAGAAGAGTAGATTAGTGCTTCCTACAATGTCAGACAAAAAGACATGGTATAGCATTGAAGGTATAAAACTTCCCAAAAGTTATTTACACTCTATTTACTCTAGTCCTAGTCAAGAAGGAGAAATAATAGAAACTCCAATAGCCAGAAGATTCGATGAAAACGTATTAAAGATATTTTACGATTATTTTGTCGATGAATTTAACGCTATCACAGAATATTATAATACTAAATCTGATGTAGAGTAGGGAAAATCTAGATATTATTCTAATTACCATGGAAAGATAGGTAAAGATGGTAAAATGAAACCAGGAGGTAACGGAGGTAGATTTAGATATTTCAATCAAGTTATTATGCCTAACGGTGAAATACGTTCATTGAATGCTTTGTTACAAGCCGCAGAAGAAAGTAATAATCCTTCGCTAATCAAAGAGACTCTAGATAATATAAGAAAATTATTTATTGATGATCCTCTTACAATGTATAATAGTCTTAATACTATGATATTAAAGAGAGTAGATTAGGAAATAGAAGAAGCTATTAAGTTGGGTGTAATATCTAGAAATGAACAAGGTTATCTGACATCTGGAAATTTACCTACAAACATTTATAAGGAATATAAAAGTCATTTTAATTCGTCATCCGATGAATAGAATTCAGATGATGCTATATATAGTATTATCGCTAACTTTACTGTTAATTATGCGATATCTATCGAAGAAGTAGAAAAATGTTTCGTAGGAGATCCTGCTTTTTATAAATGGAAATCTAGTAAAGAGGTAGGTATATTTCAACGGGACGTAGATAAAATTAAACGTCTTTCATCTGTATTATCTACAGGAACTAATCTTAGAACTTATTGGGGAGAAGGAGATCCGAGAAATGATACTAAATTCGTAAGTGCGGTAATGCAAGATAATCAAATAGGTTCTGATTATTATGATTCTTTAAAACAAATATTCAAGGCTTCTTTCATAAGAACTATGTTATAGAAAGAACATCCAGAAATGACGGATAAACAATTATTTGATGCAACTAAGAATGAAAATAAAATACAAGAGTCTTATAATAGTTTATCTGAAGATTCTAGAAAATTCGTAGATAAGCAATCTGAAAAAGCCGCAAATCCTTACGCTTATGATGATGAAAATAATAGTGGTAACATAAATCAAGCAGATGCCGCTGTCTATATCAGACCTGCTATGTATAAGCGTATAATGTAGTCTCTAGGAGAATGGTCTCCAGAAATAGAAGAAGCATATAACATATTAGAATCTTCTGATGACGTTCTTAGTAATCCAGAATTATACGCTAAAGCTTTAAGAGCTTCCATAAAACCTCTTAAAATGATGTATTTTGGAGATAATTATGATTCTGTATCTAAATTAAATGTTCCGACATTTGATAAAATGGCTTTATTCCCTATGTTCAGGATATTATCTAAAGCAGATAATAAGTACATATACGATAGAATGAACAATACAGAATTAGGCGTAATTGATATGTTATTGTTTGAATCGGCTGTAAAAGTTGGAGCTCCTCAAGATAAATTTAAAGCGTACAATGACAATAGAAACAATAGCTTTAATAAAGAAGGACTAAACAAACCTTCTACTATGATAGTTTCAAACGGAAACGTTGTAGAAAGACTTAATGATGGTTTAACTACACGAATCCAAGATATAAAACAATTGAGATTACAGCTTAATACGGATCCACACGAACACACAGATAGATCTTTTGGTACACAAGCTATAAAGATAGGTATGGGTAATGTAGTAGATGATAGATACTACGGTCATAATAAAGGAAAGCATATATCCGGAGCTCAAATAAAGAAAGATATATTCGGTTCTATTAAAGCTTTATCTACTCTAGGTTATATTTCTTTAAAAGGTGGTACCATTAATGGCAAAAAGAAAAAAGGTAGATTCTTTAAATTAGATGGTACTATTGATAAAGTAGCTTTATCTAGATATTTAGTAGAAGAAGCTACTGGTAATGCAATGTCACAAGAGATAATAGAAGCATTAAAACTTGATAGCAAAGGTAATTTTAAAGCTCCTATATCCTCTCTTAGTGTTCGTAATTGGATTGAAAGTAAAATAATTTCTCTGATAAATAAAGAAGTAATAGATGTAAATACTCCTGGTGGATCTGCTATCCAAATGGCTTCGTTTGGTTTTAAAGCCAATGACGTTATAACAGATGCAAACGAAGATACTAGACCGTTTAATGACGGAAAGAAACTTAGTTTCGACCCTAAAAAGGGTAGTATGGAAGTTATGTTAAGTACAAATTTCTTTAGAGATGTGGTACCTATAGATGTACAATCACAAGGTTATGTTGCTATAAGAAAATGGTTAATAGACAACAATATCATAGGAAGTCAAAGTGAACCGTATGGAATTGGTTATCGTATTCCTACACAGGGTCTATCATCTACTTTTTCATTTATAGTAGCAGATGTTTTACCAGCTCAGACTGGAGATACTATTGTAGTTCCAGATGAATTTACTGCTATGACTGGTTCCGACTTTGATATTGATAAATTGTATATAGCTACCTATTCATATGACCCAAATACTCATTAGAGATACACTTGGAAAGAAGATGCTAAGAATTATACAGATCAGTCTAAAGGAGCCCTTATAAACAAATTACTTGATAGTTATACTCTTGTAATATCTGATGAAAAAACTTTATCAGAAACAAGAGCTTCCATTGATACTCTTACTGGTATTCTTACTAAAGAAATACTTCCTAAAGTAAGCGTAGACGAATTGAAAGAGGCTGATTATATGTACGAACTTATGCCATCGTTCCAAGAATATAGAAAAATGGAATACACATGGGGTAAAGCTGGTATAGCTCCTTTTGCTCTTAATTCTACTAATCATTGTTTAACACAAGCTACCCATTTACATATGAAATTTTCTCATAACAACATATACGACTTAGGACAATTTGATGAAATTAATGGTTAGGATGGATTTAAGATATTAGACTGGTTGTCTGCTATGATTAATGCGCATGTCGACGTAGCTAAAGATCCTTACATTATTAAACTTAATGTAAATTAGGTTACTTATAACATGACTAGTTTATTGTTACGTGGAGGAAAAGGAGAAAATACATTCTTCTTCTTAGCTCAACCAATATTGAAAGAATTTGCTAATATTAAAATAGCTAATAACGGTGCTATTGGTTCCAAACAATAGTATGACAACACTATAATAAGCAATTTGGTCAAAAAATATACAAGCATGTTAAATCGTTATCCTATATCTCAATCCTATAAAGAATCAATATTAAAGATTACGGATGAAGATAGAAAATTAGCGTTTGACAAAGATAAGTTGTCTCGTACATTAGATGCTTTTAGAAAAAACCAAGTCACTCCAGAAGACATAAAGATGTAGTTAATAGTACTTACTGCATATAATGAATTAAGTGGAGACGCACAGACTATGGCAGACTTAGTTCAACGTTCTTAGATAGATACAAAGAAATACGGTAATAATATTACTCAATTATAGAACTTTTATAATTCTTATCAAACATTTATTAAAGATCATCAATAGGATTTTTATACTCCTGATACAGAAGGAAAAGAAAATCTTAACGGATTAGAAGATTACTTTAATAAAACCTTCTTGAATAAGAAATTGGTATATGCTATGGATTTAGCTAATAATATACTGAAAACGCAAGTGTTTGGTGCTACTAATGGTTATAAGACTATCTTCACAGAAGTAATGCATAATTTAAGGGGTGGAGATTATACGCAATATGTAAATAATTCTCTTACACTGTAGTTATACAAACCTACTAGCAATAAAGAGTTAGTAAAGAAAGTAAACGATAAAGTAGAAAGTATAATACGTGCAAAGGTAGTTATGTCTGGAACTAATCTTAGACTAGATGATGATCAAATAAACGATATGATGTTTGGTAAGAATAATATAGCAGGTAGACTAAATGCTGTTAAAAATTATATTAGACAGAATAAACAAGATCCTAATCTAGTTACATTAACAGATGAGTAGGGTAATATCACAAATGATTTACTGAATTATCTACAAGGTGTTACGATATCTGCTAAAAATAAAGCTAACAAGATAGTAACTGCCACTTCTTCTTTGAATAATTCAAGATATTATGAAGATCGTTTGAGATCTGCATTTTATGATTTACTTACTAATGATGATCCGATAGTAAGACAGTTAGCAGAAGATTTGGTTAAGTATTCATTTATAACTAGTTATGATAATAGAACTCCTAACTCATTCTTTAATATAGTTCCTATGGAATATAAACAACAAATTGGTTATTTAGATTCTATAAAAGAAGCTATGAACAAACTGATAAGGAATGATATAGATTTAATTAGTGATGCATCTACTATGGAAGAACTTACAGATTCTATCTATCTCAATATGGTTAGAAATTATTGGACGGACAACGATATAGTTCCCTTGTATATACCCAAAGTAGAAATAAGGTATGGAGATGAATCTAGGTCGAATACTGTGTATTTAGCCAATTCTAAAGACGCCAACTATAATTCTATAAATACCATATTCGTAGCCGTTGGAAGTTCAGAAATTAATAAAAATAACAAATTTGTTAAAATCGGTGGTTCTAAATCAACCAACAGTGTTTTATATTAGAGATCTGGAGTAATCGTAAATGAGGATGGTAAAACTATTGGAATTGTTTATGTTGCTATACCAAAGTTGGGTTTTAACAATGGCGCAAGTTCTATATATGAGTTGTATAAGAATGGAGCTGAACAATCAGCTTTTTCTAGCAACAAGTTTACAGACAATATGATCAAACAAACCGTTGAAGAATTGGATAATATTGTTAAGAAATACACCAAAACTATTAACAATTCTCAATTCATTAAAGATGAAACATACTCTAACATAAACCAAGTTAAAGAATATCATAATTTGGAACAAGAGTTACAAAATGAATTAATAGAATCTTTTGGAGATAGTGGTATACAATCTGATCCTGAAAGCATGGATAGTGATCCTTCTTTAAATTTCATAGATACTACTGATAATTCTATTACGATAAAAGATTTTAACGAAATAGATCAGATGCTGGGAGGAATAGAGGAGGCTAATGATTCTTTTGGAGAAGATTATGCTATGCCTGATGAATCGTATTTTGATTCTACGGAATTAGTAGACGATATTGTTGGTTCACTCTAGGATTCAGAACTTGGAATCACAGAGGTTAATGAATATCTGAATAATCTGAAAGAAGAAGGTAAAAAACGTAAAAAACATTGTAAGAAATCATGACGTGTTTAAGAACAGAACTGCCTGAAATAAAGGCATAGTTAAAAGAATATACGGACATATTAGGTAGCTATGATGCTGCCTATTATGTCTTATCAGAGAATAATGGTTATGGTTTAGAATTAGACGATTAGGGTCAAGACTCTAAACTATATTAGGATCTTTTAAGTCATTTCAACAATGATTCTAAGATGGCTATCAGAGAAAAATCTAAGATATTTTTAAGTAATTTTAGAAATGTTTATAAAGATTTAACTGCAGAACCTACAATGCAACAGGTACTAGAATACCAAACTCAAGATTCTTTAAGTGAAGAAGCCAAATCCTTCTTTGATACAGATAAAGATTTAAGAGAACGAGTAGATCAAGCTTACAATGACTTAGAAACAGGTTTAAAACAAACAGAAAGTAATTATGATTCTAAAGATAAGGCAGAATTAGACGCTATTTTAAAAGATATAAATACTAAAATATTGAAAGGTTTGCAAGCTAGACTACGAGTAAATACTAATCCCGATCCTGAACTTAGAACTAAAATAAAGAAAGAATCAGAATGGTTAATTGCAAATATTAGTGAAGGTCTTAAATCAGATTTAGATAACATTAATGAATTTTTAGCTAATTTAAGATTTGAATTGCGACCTACTTTCGAATATCTCGTTAATGTCCGTAGGAAAGGACTGGACATAGATGACACTAAGTTAAATGATTTAGATTAGAACTTCTTTGGTTTCTACAATGATATAGTAGATGAGATAGTAAGTCAGTTAATATACAAAGAGAATTATAGAGAAATCATAGGAAAGGATAGTAGTGGAGAATATATATTAGATAGAATGCTTAAGAGAGCTAAAGACTACTAGGCTATGCTTACTGATGGTTATTCTATAGTAAAGGGTAAAATAGCAGATAATGCTAGAGAGAACTTAAAGTAGGTAGGATTAGAAGTAAAAGCCTCTACTATATATGATTACTCTAAATCAAATCCATCTCCATCTCAAAGAGATATAGCTTGGCTTACTTATATGATTGGTGCTGGTGATAAAATAAACAATGATTCTATTAAGACAATATTCTACTTGATTAATAAAGCAGAAGAAGAAACAAATAGAAATACCTACTAGGTTATAAGAAAACTTGAGGATTTACTTAGTAAAGCTGGAAAATATAATCAGAGAAAATTATTTGAAGTAGATGATGACGGGAATACTACTGGTTATATAGTACGAACTAGAAACTATGGTAAGTTTGAAAAGAATTATGCAGATGCTATGAAAAAAATAGCATCAGAATTAGGTGTAGATCTTACTGACATAAAAGCTCCAGAAAATAGATAGCTACGTATTGAGTATAATAAGAGAAGAAACGAATGGTTATCTAAACATACAGATAGAAGATATACTAGAGAGTATTATGATATGTTTAATCATCTAAGTGAAGGTACTGTAGCAGCTAGAGAGGAAATTCAATTAAAAATACGACAGCTAGTAGATAAAACTAGAGATTCTGTTGGTATAGCACATTTAGATAGACTTAGTGATAAGGAATATAACACGTATAGAGCTTATTTACTCGAGAAAAAACAACTGGCTAGTTTATATGATACTACTGGTATTAAAAAGCAAGGAGAGAAGCTTAAAATAGCTGAAGAATTATAGGAACTAAATAAAAAGTTGTCTGAAGGTCTTACTATGACTAAGAATAGTAAAGCGTATGAAGAAGAAAAAGCTAGAGTTATGGCTGATCCAAATCTAACAAAAGAACAAAAACAGAAATGGTTAGAACGGAATTCTCAAGTACGCTATAAAGACGAGTTTTATAAGAAACTAAAAAAGCTAGAAAAAAAATATTACGGTCCTGTATATGCAGAACTACAAAAAAGACGTAGATCTATATTAAGTCAATATAGAGATGATATGACTGGTAATATAGATATAGATCATATGTCAGCTAATTCTAAAGCTGCTATACAAAGATTGTCTAGATAGATGTCTGACATTAGAAAAAACGAAAAAGTTGAAATACAAGAAGGGGACGCTAAATTTGAGGACATAGCAGAAACAGTACCAACAGAACAATGGTATAGAGATCTTAAAAAGTATTACTATAATGTAGTATTAGAAGATCCAGAATCTGCTGAAATGTGGCTAAAAGCTAATGCTTATGACATTAAAAATCCAAAAGCGTGGTATACAAAAGTAGTACCAAAGGATAAAAGTTTGATAGAATATGCTCCTAATAGTAACTGGCTAGAGGTATCTAAAGAATCCAAATTCTACAATAAATCTTACTACGAGACTTAGGAAAAGTATCCAGATTTACAGAATGAATATTGGATACCAAAATCTAAAGTAATAGAAGATGGTAAAGTAATTGAGTCTTACGACAACAGTGAGAATTATCATAAAGTAATGAATAACGAGGCTCTAAAGAACCTTAGACAAGCTATCTTAGATGTTATAAAAGAATCTAATGATAAATTAACTAACCTACATAAGACTTATCCTTATAGAGTTCCACAGAAATCTGGTAGTTTATTAAAATATATACATGCAGGTTGGAAAAGAAATTATATATCTGGAGCATTTAAAGGATTTATTGATTATTGGAAAGATCTTATATCATGCAGAAATGATGATGTTGGTTTTAATAGAGCTCTTACTAAACCTAATGGGGAGAGATTAAATGTAATACCTCAATATTATCTTAAAAGATTAGATAATCCTGAATATTTAACTGCAGATTTAGTTGGATCAGTAATATAGTTCTATAAATCATGTGAAAGTTGGAAAAATAAAACTCAAATACAACCTAGAATAGAAATATTAAAAAGATACGTACAAGGTATTAAATATACTAATAAAAGAGGAGAAGAAAAAACTGGAAATAGTAATACATATAAATTCGTTAAAAGTTTTATAGACATGAATTTGTATGATATAAAAACTCAAGATGTTAGTGTAAGATATGGAGATAATCCTACTGGAAAAGTATTAGGTTTGATTCCATATAAAGGCAATGTTTTTGGACTTACTTATGATATAAGTAAACCAAGAGAGATTAATATTACAAAGATGTTGTCTATACTTAAAATGTTAGGTACTCTTAGAAATCTAGGTTTAAATTTTGCTTGTGCCTTAACAGGAGCTTATACAGCTTTACATTAGCATATTACAAACATGTTAATACAAAGATATTATAATCCTATAGACGCTGGTCATGCTTTCTTTGATATAGTAGCAGATTCATTTTTTGCTATATCGAACGTTCTGGGAGTTTCTAGGAAAAAAACATTCATAACTCAAGCTATGGAACTTTTCGAAATAGGAGCAGAAATTAATCCAAATGCTACAAACAGAATATAGTTAGTTAATGCTGTTACTAAGCATTGGGCATTTGGTCCATATTCTCTAATGGATCATACAATAAAGGGATAGATACTAGCTTCTGTAATGCATAACTTTAAGTTAGTAGAAGAAGACGGTAAAAAAATTTTTATGAGTAGAGAGGAATACAAACGTAAACATAAACTTCCCACTTATGCTCCAGGAGATTATATGGATTGGAATCTTGGAAATAAAACTTCATTTTATGATGCTGTAGAGTTTGTAGGCGGTAAAATGGTAGCAAAAGATAAATCAAACTAGAAAGCAGTAGATGAGGCTATGAATAAAATAGCTTACATTGCTAAAACTCTAGCACAATCAGCCGATGGTCAGCTTACTTCTTTACAAAAGCCTGTGATTTTGGCTAATTGGGCAGGATAGTTTTTTATGATGCACAGACAATATTTACCAGTTATTTTGCAAGAGAGATGGTTAATGACAAGACAATGGGATTATCAAGCTTAGAGATACAGAGAAGGAGTATTCAAAACGGTAGTAAGATTATTTGATAATGCCATAGAAAATAATGAGAACGTAATTAAGACCTATAAAAGACTCAATCAGGAAGATCCTCTAGTAAGAGAAAATTTGGCTAGATTAGTTTTTGAAGGTATATTATATGGAGGTCTTGTTTGGTTTCTTAGGCCGCTATTAGAGCAATCAGCGGACGACGACAAGAAAAACATCATTAAACAACTACTAGCATATACTATAATAAGATCACAATTTGAAACACTATCTCCATATAATCTTCTAGATATGGCAGCTATTATCAAATCACCTTCTGCTATTACAGATTATGTTGGTAATATGTTTGAATTGTTCTCTAATCCAGCTAGTATATTGTGGGAGAGGATTAAGCATTGGTGGTTAGATGAAACATATTATGATGCTACTATTAAGCGAGGTGCTTATAAAGGATGGACCGAATCGGAACGTAATCTTTTAAAACTTACTCCATTTAAGAATATATAGGAATTAAAAGATATACAAAGTAAAAGAAATTACTACAAAAAGTAGATATTAGGAGAATAAATAGTTAAGGGCTGTTTCACAACAGCCCTTTTTTATTCAAACCTTTTATTCAAATCTGTTATCGTATTATAGACAACTTCTTTGATTTCTTTATTTCTATCTCCCCAGAATTGGAATATAGGATACCAATCAGTAATACCAAATCCCAAATTTCCAGTTTGTTTATAATCTTCAAGTTCTCTACTATCTTCAGACTTTAAAGTAAATATAGTATGTTTAACAGAATTAATATCGAATAATCTTTTGTTAAAATATGTTTTTTCACAAGTTAACCAGCCTTCAATATCTTTTTCTTCTTCAATATTGTTGAATATATAGTCTAAATAAATAAAACCCTTAGAATATTCATTGTAAAGACTAGTATATAGTCCTTTAAATGATTTATGTTCTAAGGGTTTCCTTTTATTTAATACTCTAGGAGATAGTAGAATTATTTCAGGCGTCAATTCCATCTTCTACACAATCTTCTCCATCTACTTCTACTGTAGAATACTTTGCTTCTTCTTCAGTATTATCAACAATAACATTGTTATACATAGCTTCAATAGCGCTCTCATCAGAGCCTTTCAATTGTTTTAGTTTTTTATAGTTCTTCAGTTCCATTTCCTTCGTAATATTCACGAGTATGGTCCCAATTTCCTGTCTGATAATGGTATGAAATTTCTGTTAAAGTATCTGCTATTAGGTCTTTACGGTCCAATAACTCTTTTTCATTTAACATATTAAATACTCTTACTTCATTATTGCCATTACTTTGAATTGCAATAATGTACGCTTCTAAATCAAATTCTTCTATATTATATCCTAGATCAGACATATACCATGTAAGAGCTAAAATATAGAATGCAATTTGTCTATAGTAGTCATATTCTTCTACAGAATGCTTAAAATTATAAACATCTGCTGTAGTTTTTAAGTCTATAAGGATTATCTTCTTATTAACAAAATCAATTTTAACTCTATCTAATAAGGACTTACAAGATACTCCTTGTTTTGTTGCTTCCCAGTTTATATGAAACTCATTATTACAGTCCCAACCAGGATTATTTGTAAGTAAATCTTTTGCTTTTTTATGATTATTAATATTCTCTTCTATTCGTTTAAGCATATTTAAATCAGCAAATGATATTACTGTAAATGTTTGATTTTTATCTAAAAATTCAATATACTCTGCAAACTTGAGTTGTAACTCTTTTGCTTTCTTTAACATGGCATCTTTAGACATATTATTGCCAGAGTATGCAGATTTATATGCATCTAGTAATTTATCTTCTTCTAATAATTCTGTAGAATGAAAATAACGTTCACAAAATGCAATCTGCTGTGCTGTTTTAGGCTTCTCATAGTCAATAATCATATAATTATGCCAGAATTCATCTGGCTGAAGTAAGTACATGTGTATCATAGTACCTTTTTCAAGATACTTTCCACTTATACCCTCTTCTTTACCGTCAAGCATATCCTTGAGGTAACGTGGTCCTTTTTTCAAGAACCACCCTATTGCTGAATTTGATATTCGCGTGTTATCTTCATAATACGGAATTTCTATTTTCATGCTGCTTCTTCTAATTCTAATTTAGGAGTATCTTCTTCCTCATCATAATCACTACAGAAACTCCCAGAAGTATCCCATTCATTATTGTCTTCTTCTAGAGCTTCTATAAACTCTTTCTGCATATCAAGAAAAGTATTACACTCTTCTAGAGTAAGAGGTTTATTTCCATTTAGTTTAAAATAATCTCTTATAACAAGTCTTAAATACTCTATAAATTCAGTTTTTAATGTAATTTCTTCTTGCGTCATAAAATCTAATGTTACTATATTTAAATCTTTTTTAAAATTATAACTATTATCTAGTATAGAACAGTTATATCTCCTGTGATTTTTATTAGATACTCCTTCGTGCCAATGTCCAAATAAATGAACTTTGGCTTTACCAAAAGTATAATGCCCTAATGCGTTATTATAATTAGGATTATCGTGAGTAATTAGTATATCGCATTTTGGTATCTTATTATATAGTTCATTATCTTGCAATTCAAATGCCCACCTTCCTTGCTGAAACAAAATAGGATTTATCCATGGTGTTCCGTAGAAACTAATTCCTTTATAAGTATAAGACTCATCAATAAGCATTTCTACTTTATCATTAGTTATAGCTCTCATAAGTGCTTTAACTACTTCCCATGTTCCTTCAATATACATTCTTTCAAGATAGAAATCATGATTTCCAGGTACTATTATTACTTTATTGCACGGTAAATTATTTATCCATTTAATAAAGTCTTCAGTAAACCATTTATCAGATTCTTTTATATCTCTCTGAATATTTAAAGGAACTATATCACCACAAATGCACAATACATCGCACTTAGGAATCTCATTATATAGATTCCCGTGTATATCACTAATTCCACATATTTTCATATTGTAAGAATTTAGTAAGTTTATAAATAAGTATTGAATAAAATAGTATCATTAGAATAGATCTTCAATTATTTCATCCTCATTAGAAATATTAGTTCCTGTTCTTATTACTCCATTTAAGCTAAGATTCATATCTTTAGCTAATTCATCTAATGGAATATCTTCGAAGAGAACAACTTCATCTAAGAATGCTGAAATATTATCAAATGATTTAACTTCCATATGCTCGACAATGAAGTTCACGACTTCATCTATATTCTTTATTCCTTTATCTTCTGCCATACAGCATACAAATACAGAATTAGAGTTTGCTTTGTATTCTTTAAAATAACGAACACGTGAACAACGATCAAAGAAGTTATCGTCTATCTGATCTGTTTTGTTACAGGTCATCAATACTAGTTTTTTAGATGTAGCTTCCACACCGTCTAAGAATCCTAACAGATCCTTAGTTTCCCACCAATAAGTGTTTTTTTCAATCTCATCAAACATAACTACTACAGGAGTAGTAAAATGTTTAAAGAAACTAGTAAGTTTATTAGCAGGGTAGTCGTTTGCGACTATGATAATAGGTAAATTACTTTCTAGGGCAATACGTTTAGAGAGCATTGTTTTGCCTGTACCTTTAGTACCTGCAAGTAATATACCGGTTGTCTTTCCAGAATTATCAGAATTAAAATAACTTAATACACGTTTGATAAATTTATTATCTTCTTCTAGTTTGTATAATTTCTTTGGCATGTTCAAATCACCATTTTCTTTGAGATAAGATTTACCTTGCATTCTATCATACTCTAGATCGTATACTTTGTTACTTATGAGTTCATAAGAAATACCTTCTAACTTAGGTTTAACTGTAATCTCATTTCCGATCTTAATAAATTCTGCCATAACTATAAATTTTTATGTTTTTAACTTGTTGACTAATTCATCAACTTGTTTTTGCGTATGTACTATATAATAATCTATATCTAGCTTATTTATGTACAAATAATATCTAAAAAGTTTTTCACGCAAAGCCCATGCATCATTTGGATAGCCTTTGCATTCAATAATAAACTTATCACCTACAAAGTCAGGTTTATAAGTTATTGCTCTATATTTCTTATCACCAAAAGTAAAAGCTGGAAGTAGTTCGTATCGTTGAGTTTCATACTCAGCTTTGATCTTCGACTCTTTCAGCTTCTTATATGTATACGTCTCAAGTTTGCTTTTAAACTTAATACCATTATACTCATTTGGTGTTGCATTACGAATTTTGCTTTCGCTAGGCTTATTTCTTTTCCTCTACGTCATTTTTTATATAGTTTTTTATGAAATTTGCTAGTTTATCAATAGATACAAAATCATAATTTGCAAAACTGCTATCAATACCAACATCTATACGAATGTGATCAGGAAGTTCTGCTGAATTCTGTAAGTCTACTGAGCCATGACAATGACCGTGAAGCATTATACTACCTTTTTCAATATGTTCCCAAGAGAACATAGGAAAATGGCACATAATTACTTCAATATCTTTTGTTAACGATGGGAACACAGTTTTCTTAAATTTCATATTTTTTATCTGAGTAATATGGTTGAAGAAACATCTGTGATTATCTGATACTTTATCATGATTTCCTAGTATAAGTACTTTATTCCCATTTAATCTTTGGAATAACTTTCTCTTCTCATCTGTCGTTCCAAATGCAAAGTCTCCTAGAATATATACAGTATCATGTTTATCAATTCTACTGTTCCACTTTTGTATCATCTTTTCTGTTACCTCTTTCATATCATTACCGAATAGTTCTCTCCGTTTAGGATGAAAATCTAGTATTCTATCATGAAAGAAATGCCAATCTGCAGTGAACCATATCATTTATTAATGTTTTTAGTTAACCAATTTTTTACTTTTTCAAATCCATTAGCTTTAATAGCATCAGATATATCCTTTGCCTTAAATTTCTTATGGATTAACATACCTTCTAAGCCTGTTTTTTGACTCATTTTACGAAGATATTTTACTCCAGCTCTGTCACGATCAAATAATATAATAATGCGCTTAAAACGCTTCTTAAGTCTATCTAATACCTTTTCAGGTATAAAGGTTGATTCTGAAGACGGAGATATTGCTGGTATTCCCATTTCGTATAAACACATGACGTCTTTCATACTCTTTGTAATAATGAGTATATCTCCAGTCTTAGGTAACTGTTTATAACCTTGAATATCTAATTCAGTTAGGTTATTACGCCATTTTGTATATTTGTCGGCTAAAGGTTTATATATCTTAAAATGATTATAAACTTTATATGCATACATTGGATTATCTTCTTTGTAAACGCTTTTTACTATGCCGTTGCATAGGTAGTACTTTATACTACTTACTCCAAACTTCTTTAAAGTATCTACCGTAATATTAAACTGCTTCCAGTAATTGATGTCAGTATCAGTGAAATTCTGACGTACTACACCAATTACTGTTTCAGTTGACGGTATATATTGCTTAGAGCTAACTAATTGCGTATCTTTAGTAATTTTAAGTTTCTGAATAATATCCTTAAGTATATCATTATAATTTGTTAATCCAGTATAAATACTTACAAATTTAATAACGTTACCGCATTCTCCAGTTCCATGATCTTTAAACATTAACTGTTTACTAGTTCTACTATAGAAACATCCAAATGATGGGTTTCTATCTTTACGAAACGGACTATTGTAAATCATTCCTACTTTAAAATTACCTATATACGCAGCATATATATCATACTCCGTTACTTTAGAAAGTATATAATCTAAAGTAATATTATCATTATCGTTTATTATTTTCGTTGTATCGTAAATCATATGATATATTTTTTAGTAGGAGTATAGAGATTCGAACTCTATAATAAATAAGAAATATATCTTTTTTTCTTATTTACGCCATGTTCTAGAATATCTAGAACTCCTATTTAAAAACGTAGGTTGTGCACTATTGTGTGTCACTCATTTTTCATAGTGCGGTGCACTAACCTACGTATTCCTAGCTTATGCTCTAGGTAGCAACTATTATTTTATTTTCTTCTTTAAAAAGGAAGATCACCTGTTGGATCAGAAGATGCTTCCATTAGAGGATTAGTATCCTTAGTTTCTACATCTGCTATTACAGGTTTAGTAAATTGGTCTATACTCAATTCTGCAATTTTACTCTTTTCTCCTTCAGGAAGATTCATTGGTTCAATAAAAGTAAACTTACAATAATTAGGCAATGTAGTATATCCCTTTTTATTATATACTATCTTTACTCTAAGTAAAATATTCTTGTTTGCTGCATTTAGCATCATAGCAACCCAATCAACGAAGTCTTTATAAGAAGAACCAGCAAATACTAGCGCTTCTTTAGGATAGAAACATTCAAGAATTTGCATAATTCTTTTAACTTGTTTACTACCTCTAGTTTGACATTCCTCATCAGACTCTCCAGGTTTCTTAGTAGATTCCCATTCTGTATGAGTTAAATCTTGTCCTTCTTTGGTAAATTTTACTTCAAGAAAGATATTTTCGTTAATAGACTTGTCAACTTTTGCTCCTACAAGCTGTACGTTTTCATGAATACCTGCTTCTAAGTATTTACTTTTTAAAACGTCTGTAGTCTCTATTTTGTTTGCTAATTCTGTGCTATAAATCATAACTTAATCATTTTTTTATTCAGGTAAATAAATTTTGTCCCAATAAGTAGTAATTACATTATCTGCATCACTTTCTGCTACTACTATATTCTTTCCTCTTAGATGAGGTGCTCTTGCTTCTCTTACAGAATTATCTCCTCCTTCAAAAGAAATATGAGTTTCATTCTTTTTTCTATATACATAGCCTACTGCATCCGCTTCACCACATATAATATTTGCAAGTTTACCTACTAAATCAAGAGACATTTCAGATAATTCTTCTCCTTCTTTATTAATCATCTTATCTTTTAAGTGACCAATTAAGATTAAATTATCGCATAGTTCTTTAAACATATCTATTACTTTTCTTACAGCTTGTTGTAAATATAAGTAACCAGATCCATTTGGCAGTGTTCTAACATCAGAACCAGTATAGCCTTTCCCCATTGGAGTAGCCTTATACAATTGTACTGCAAAACTCATGCACATTTCTTCTAATCTAGAAGCATTATCTATAGTAATATACTTATAAGGTTTCTTACCTGTTTGCTTAATTTCTTCTTTAATAGCACTAGCTATATCTCCTAAATCCTTTACAGATCTAGCTTGTATAGCTAATGCTTCCAAAAACTCTGATCCTCCTTCTAAGTCTATAATTAGATTATTATCTAATCTGGATACTAAGGTAGTTTTACCAGCTTTTGGTTTGCCAAATAGTATTAAAAATCTAGGATTTTCTACCTTGGCTTTTATCTTTTCTTTTGGTAATACAATCATAAAGCTTATTTATGTTATATTCCTCTGATAAGTTTCTGATAAGTTTCTGATATATGGAATAATTATTTTATTAGAATAAACCACGATTTTTAATTTTAATCGTGATATTGATAATAGTTTTCTTAGTTTTAGGTTTCAAATGGTTCAATGAACCCGGCATGATTGGAATAATATCGTATCCAATCTGTACGAAATTATCGAAGATCTTGATAGGGGTACCAAATTCGTCTTCAAAATCGTAATCTTTCTTAAACGGATAGTTTTCTTTAGCAAATATATCAAGAGCATTAATTGCTTTAAAGAATTCTTTCTCAAGATCGAAATTAATAGTATCTTCATTCCAACACTTAAACGGACAGTTAGCGCATTCTTTAGGAAGCCAGCTAACTTTATGAGTATTGCTCAAGCCAAGAGTAATAATATCTCCTGCAGATGCATACTCTACACCATTATTAGAATACGGATAATCAAATTTACTATCCACTGTCAACCAAGGGTAGGCAGTGATTACTCGTTTCAACAAATTATCTTTATAAATTTTTGCAGTATCTTCTTTCTTCGGTAATGTAATTGTATATGTTTTCATAATTTTCAGCCTTTTTTAATTGTTATTACTAAACGAAAATTTCTTTGCTGGTTCTTCGTCTCGTACTGTTTCAATTAAATTATTGTATTTTAGATCGTTATCAAACTCTAATATTGAACATTCGCCTGCATCTCTGTTTTTTAGTATATGCAGATAGACTTTGTTCTTAACTAGTAAACGATTCGGTCCATATTGTTGTATATTGAGTAGTTCTGGTCTATGAATACAAATAACATAATCAGAAGCATGAAATATTGTATCAGCAGAAGAAATATCACTACGCATTGGATAATGCATAGAAGGATTGTTAATTCTGTCAGGAGCTTCAATGTTTCGGTTCATCTGTGATAACTGAATTATAGTAGTATTAGGGTATTTTTTTACCTTAATAAACAGTTTCTGTAAATCGGAAATCACTTTCAATGCAGATTCTTGACCTTCTACAAGTAAAGTATGATCAAGGATAATAATAAATTTCTTACCCTTTGCATAGTTCTCGTAAAAATAATCAATAGTAGAAGCTATTTCTCCAACCGTCCCAGGTGTATCAACATAATATATCTGGTATGATTTTATCTGTTGAGATGCTGTCTCAACTTGCTCTAATGTATCATCATTTAATTCCTCATTAGCGCTATATAGCTGTGCAGTAGTTTGCCTTAACTTACTACTTAATTTTCTACCTACCTGCCTTGAACTTAACATCTCAAATGAGAAGTTAAGGATAACTACATCCTGTTCAGGATTTAGATCTATTAAATCATTTTCAAGTGTATTAACAAATGATGATTTACCACTACCAGATATACCTACTATAGTATATATCGTATTAGGTTCAATTCCACCCATACAGTGTTTATTGAACTTATTCCACCTTGTTCTTAAAGATTGAATCTCATGATTCTTTCTTTGTTTTATATATTCTACTGCTTCTTTAGCTGCAATAGATATATGGCGGAAGGTAAGCGTATTAGTAGAGTTCTGTTCCATAATCATTACTAATTATTGGTTCTTCTACTTTCATTTGTTCCTCGTATGTCTCCCACTCATGTTGAGTGAGCCATTTCCACATAGTTTTCATATAACCGATTTTACCAGTAATCATTTTATTATCTATCTCGTAAGATAAACATTTCATGATGTGCTGATGCATGGCTTTACTTTTGCCAATTATTCGATTATATTCTTTCCTACATTTGTTCACATTTGCCCTTAGGAAACCTTTGGTTCCGTCAGGTCTTATAACATAAACCGGAAATAGGTCATAGAATTCATCAAACATAGATTTATCTTCTTTAAGAAGTTCTTCTAGTTTTTCTGTTTTCTTTATGACTGTGGTATTGTCTACAGTGCTGGTAGCAATTAGACCACGAGACTCTAACTCTTGTATTTCTTCTTCATTAACTAGGCTGAGAAGTTTCTGAATGTCTTGATTGATGTTTTTGATATCACTCAATACAAGTGTTAAGAATACTAACTGATTAATAGATAAGTTTTCAACCCTATCAAGGATTGAGGTGTCTATTTCTAAAATCATATTCTCATATATTATACGAGCATACGGTGTTTGAAATATATCTGATAAGCCTTTGTTAATTCCATAGGCTCATTTGTAACGGTTTTAATTCACGGATTATCTTATAGGCTTCCATAATGTAGTACCTATAATTAATCTTTCTCTCTTCAATTGGTTTATCATCTAAGTAATTTAATAAAGTAACACCAGATGCAGTAAGCATATTCTGATACTGTTTTTCTTTTGCAACAAGTATCTTTTTACCTACATATGGTTCATCATATTCTATAATTTCACCTTCTTTGTATCCTGTTGGTTTCCATTTCCATAAATAGGCACCATTAGTGCTTGCATAGAAACGATTAGTCCTTTGTTGTTCTTTATTATTATACTCAACATGCCATTGTTTACCAGTTTTTTCAGCCATTAGAAAATCTCTAATGTCTTGACAACCTTTTATAGTTTCTTCTACCGGTACTCCGTTCTTAAAAAAGTTTATTACTGCTTTCGGTATAATCTTCGGAGTTAGACCTTTTCCTAATTTCACAGTAGTAATAAACATACCCTTTTCTTTTACTTTATCATCTTCAGTAATAGCAAAGTAGTCATTTATAGCATATTGATACATAGCTTTAAAACGTTCTTCTTCTAAAGTAAGTTTAGTAAGTTGTTCCCATTCTCTGCATACTTTGTTTACACTATCATATACAGATTTTTTAAGTAATACAAATAGACCGTCTGTATTAGCTTGGACGATTCGACATCCTAATTGGGTTAGTTTTTCAGCTAGCATTAGTAATAGTAACTGTCCATTTATACGTATTTGCATTACTGCAAATGGACTATAACAGAAATTATGTGGATTCTGTAAGTTACCTGATAATCCATTGAGAGCAAGCTTTAAGGTTTCGTTTTTAACCTTATTGCCATTGTGTTTAGCTTCGATGCGCTCATCTTTAATTTGTCTATATACTTCTAGAAATTCAGGTCCTAAATGTTTAGGATAGAACCCATATTCTATTAGCATACTTGGATATAGTGATGCAACATCTATATCAATGAGCATTTCATCTTCTTTTGGTATAACTATTTCAGGATCATTCACTGAATGAATTCCTCCAACTCCTACAGAATATCTTAATCCTTCAAATATGAATTTATTTTCATATCCTTTTCTTCCTGGAGATACTATTTGACCTTTCATATCATCTAGTACTTTTTGAAGTATTGGACTGTCATACTTAATAAATGGTAATATTACCTTATTTAATGGTATTACATCCATTGGAGATCTTAAATCTTTAATATCATACCAGGTTTGACCCGTTTTTTCAAGATATTTCTGCGTTAAAATCTTCATTCCAATGTTTACTCCGTCTTTACTAAGTACTCTTACTCCGTATTCATCTTCAATAGCTAACCTTAAATCTACATCTTTTTTACATCTATTGAGTAATTCCTCAGTAGAATTAACATCATTAATATTATATTCAATCATTGAATCTATCTGATTTTCAGGTAAATCTGCCTGCCAATCTGCAACAAATTCTTGTACATTTTTGTATTGCATTGTTACTTGAATCTCTTTCAAACCTACTCTTAACTTATTACTATAAAGCATAGTAAGAATATCAAACGAATCAAAACAGATCATATATTTCCACTTACTCCATGCTCTAATATCATCTTCGCTAGAAGTAGTAATTACTTTACTTAAATTAAATATAGATCTACATATATCTCTATATCCTTTGTATTTCATTATAATATAATAATCTATTATGTAATTTATAATAGGATTATCATAGTGAAGATTATTATAACCACAAAATAATTTATCAGTATTTAACTGAATTTTCGTGGTATATAAATCTCCGAAAGTATAATCTGTATCAACGGTATGAAAGAAATTAACTAATTCATCTAATTGATTTCTTCTGCAAGATATTTCAAATTTATGCAACTCACCTGTTTCTGTATTTTTTACAGTACAATGGAAAACATTGGGGAATACCTCAATATCATATACATAAACAATCTTATCTCGTATAATCATAATATAATAATGTTAGTTTGTTCCCTATTTCGGATTTGAACCGACGACCTCCCCTAACATATACGAATATATAGTAATACGAATATTACATCAATACATACGAATTACAGGATGCTCTACCACTGAGCTACTAGGGATCCATGAAATTATGCTGCAAGCAATTTTGACTTAGTATAATATATAATATTATTATCTTTACTATCCTGGATTCTAATACCAGTTACATCATCATTGTCTGCATATTTTTTAGCTATTTTCATAGCTTTATTTTTAGCGTCTTCACGAGAAGATGCTTTAAAATAGTCTGTCAAAAAATCATAATCTCTTTGTGGATTATCTTCTGACTTTTTCTGTACTACATACTGAAATGTACGTATATCAGTTTTTTCTTTCACTGATAATTCAGCAGCAGTATACCCTTTCTGAATCTTTTTGCTGACGAATTCAGAAATATGTTTGCGCTCTTTAAGCAATTGTTCTCGTAATCCTTGCTTAATTCTAATACGCTCCTTTATCTGTTCTTTAGTTAACGTAACAGGTTTTGGTTTTTCAAATAATTTGTTTTTTACAATACGTGTAAATTTACGTTTTTCCTTACTAGTATACTTGATAGTAGGATCATATCCTGCTTCTTTAAGTATTTGTTTAATGCGTTCTTTCTTAGAAAGCTTAGCATTTTTATTCTCATTACGAGATTCTGTTGCTATTTTTGTTGTATATTCTGCTTGACGCTTATCTATATAAATAACTTTTTCCATAATCTTGATAATTTTTATTCTTTATTACTTGTTAAGTAAAATCCTTGTATTTTCTTAGGAGACTTAACGTTACTATTCTCTTTGTACTTTATAGTTACATAATTATAATCTAATATAATATGTTCTATATCTGTACAAGTATTAAGAGCATCGTTTACACGATGCTCAAAATGCTTATTAGTTTCAAATAAACCTTTTCTAATATATTTAGCTTTCATTATGCAACTAAGGCTATAGGAGCAGATTCAATATTTAGTTCTGCACTATTATTGAAATCTTCAAGTTCCTTATTAAGTTTATTAATTTCTAATTGTAATTTATTTTTTAAGTTTGTTATATATGCAGAAGTTAGTTCTTCTGTAATATTCAATCCTTTCTTACTCTTAGCTCGTTTGATCTTAGGATCGATAGTACGTACTTTAGTAAGATGAAATAGTTGTTCAGATTTCTCACTTAGTGAGAAAATAGTAAAATAGTTATTACTAGTAGGAAGCTCTGAAAACTTTTTATATCCCATATTAATACATTGCAGATATAGCTTCATTAGAATGCGTTCTTCTGCCATTTCTTCAATTTTTGTTAAAAGCACCTTCAAATCAAAATTGCGAGTTGCTTCTTTAGATATAACATTTTCATTTTTAATAATATTCCAGTACTTAGTAATTTCTTTACTTAACTCGTCACGACGAGTTTTTGCATATTTAGATGTAATTGATTTCATATTCAAGTGATTTGTTTTTTAAGTTAATACTTGACCGAAATCGTTTACTAGTTTGTCATGCATAACAGATTCAAACTGCTGTCTCTATTAAATAGCGCTCTAATCAACTAAGCTAATGCATGAGAATTAAAAACTACCCAATTCAGCAGTTTTTATAAAAAAGTACCCAATTCAGTACTTAGAAATGTTTAATCATTAGGTCCAATTCAACCTTTTCTGATTTTAACAATTTTGTTATTTAGCTTTCCGATGATCGGTAATATCCGTCCACCACCGAGATCTACACCTACGCCAATCTCGACATCATCGTCAAGACTGTACTCGTGTTTATACTGTTCACGTTGTTCTTCTGCATATTTTTTTGCATTTTCCTGATTGATATATTTAGAATGTAGTTCCCCGTCTGAACAATTCCTCATACTATCAAACAAAATATCTACTACGCAGTCGAAGTCACGTTCTTTTACAGCTTTATCAAGAATACTTTTGGTAATTCCGTCAAAAGCAACATCATTTCTGGATCCATTAGATCCAGTAATTGCGTCTGCTATACGAATTGATGCATCTATAATACTTACCGATTCATAAGAATTACAGCATCTTTGCCACCAAATTGGTCCACGTCCATAATAAAAATAGACGGTTCCATTCTCTTTAATTTGAACCTTTTTAGGAGTTTCAATTACAGCTCCGTTCCGAATCTGAACTTTGCTGAGAATTGTTGGCTCTGAGCAAATAAGTATTCGCAGAAGCTCTACTCTTATAGGAGAAATTCTGCTATTCATAACTTACTTATCCCTGGGCTTGTTCGATAGTTACGTTTACTTCTACCTGATCTTCGTTAGTGATCCCACACTGCCGTAAGTACTCTACTTGAGCACGATCCTGTTGGTCCATAATGTTCCGGACAGTTTCTGCAAGTTGCATGTTTTTACGGGCTTGTTCCTCATAGAAATTCAGAATAGATGAGTTATGCATCTTTAAGCATGTATTCAACTGCGGAAGTTCAGAAGGACCAAAGAAAATAGGTCTTGTAGGATTTGTTGGATCGTTCGGCTTGGTTAATGTTGCAATACAGGCCATTACACTTTCCCGGGTTGCTTTCTGGAAATTCGGTTCAGCAAGATCAAATACCAGTGATGGATCCTGAGACTTCGGATTCAGAATTACCTTTGGATGACCGTCAAAGTCCTTTTCACAAAGTTCAATACCTGTAATATCAATAGGCTTGACTATGAAAATCCGGACATCCTTCCGTAAAGTGTTCTTGTCATTCTGAACATCTTCTTTCCATTTCAGATCTGGGTTGTGTGATACAATTGTATAGATCTGGCTACTAAAGTATTCTCCATACTTTTTACAAACTTGCCGATATCGAGCCATAATAGAAGCTAACTCCGTGTTAGGAGTAACCATTTGTATTTTACTATTTTGTTCCATAAAAAATGTTCCCTTCTTGATTCCGTACTTGATATACCAATACGGATCATTTTTAGTTTTTAAGTTAATAATAAGTTAATGCTCTCCACTGTTCGATTATTTTATAGTATTACAATAATGGTAATAGTGAATTCAATCACATAATCTACTAAGTATATTTGATAATAAATGTTAATTTATTCGAAAATATCTTTTGATAAATTCTCTGATAAATTTTCTGATAATATGCTTTAACGTCCTGTTTCGACGGTTAAGATTCAATTTTTTCGATGCTTAACGCACCCCTCACCGTTATTTTATATCGCTATTAGTTGCAATATAAAAGACACAGATCATCGACTAAGTAAGTCTACCTGGTATTTCCGTATTATCGAAATTCATAGAATTACGGTCGTTTATCTAACGTTACCAACTCATGAGCTCATTGCTTAAAGCATGACCCACTCATACCATGCATAGGATTTGTTGTTTATAACTGCGCGAACACGAGGATTTCCACCTCTCATCGTCTCCTTGTTGCTTGATTGTTATTACGATCAAGTTAAATACTTCGTCCTTTAATCTACCGAGACAGGGTGATAGACGACAGGTTATTAACGAATCAGCGTTCTCTTTACGTATATATTTGCGATATATACTTTATGAGTTTCTAATGTCAGCGATAACGGTTGGCAGTCTGGGGGTGACTTATACTCCATACGGTCTGTCTTACAAATGACAATTTGCTACTTCTGTACTATCATTGGACTTCCCCAACTTCTGTGTGACTCATAGCCTTCCCACACTATGCAGTCTGATTAAACAATATTTAATTTATTCTCTTAGAACAGATTTAACTAGGCCGGTTCTACTCGGCATTAACTTTCAGATGCAGTAAAGTAACATCATCTGTTACAGTCCTACCTCTCTGGTTCCAGGGTCCTAAGCTGGAGCAGCTTGGCTCCTACTTGTTAATCTATTGTTTTTGACCACTACTAATATCTCCTACTCTGGAATGAGTGTGATAATCTAGTAATGCACCTTTTACATATCTTGAAAGGTATAAGCTCTGCTGTTTTTTAGAAGGAGTACCAAGACTCTCCTTTGTTTATTATTTTATGTCATAATCGTACTTGCTAAAGGTACGTGACAACTAGAATCAGGGTTATTGCGCCCTCAAACCGCTTAGACATCTTTGTCTATTCATTCCTCATTCAATTATACTCACACGAACGAATAAGCACGTGAGTCACTTTAGACTTGAAAGACGGTATCAATCTCATATACCTCATCCCTTATACGTAAATTCTTTTGCGGCACGCTAGTTACGGTAGCGCACAGGATTGGCTCCTGCTCCCTGGTAATCAGTCGGATCATGGATCTGCACGTAGCTTCACTCCCCGGATCATTGCATGTCCAGCCTTCATATCTTTACTTTGTATAAGTATGTACCATAATACGGTTATCCTTACATTAGTATCAGTAATTACTCCCTTTATATTATGAACCAGTTATCATAAAAACACTAGAGTTAGCCTATTTTTCCAATCAGGACGCATAATTGCGTTTTTGTATAAAGCGAGGTTGGAGCCCGCTTGTTGCGTTAGTCAGCCATAAAGTATGTTCAATAATCCTTTTCCAAGGGATTATTCAAGAGCCCTTTGCTCTTGTTTCAGCATCGTGTTCATATTCCTTCTTGAGTCACATCTTGATTGACGCATACGAATATAGAGATTTCGTTCTCTTTTTGAGGATTAAGGACTTTATCTTTTACAGTTTTATTTGTTTATTGCTGCGATTCAGTCTCCTCTTGTTTGAATTAATTTGTAACTAGGGTATCTTCTTGTTGCTCCTATATTACGGGTTCTTCACTATTAAATCACCAGACGGTTCTCATATTAACAGCGCAGGCTATTCACCCTCTCCTGCTTTCTTATACCTTTTTCACCAGCATAAGTTATTATCCTACCTTTTGAGTATCTTACGGTGTTAGCCGCTACGAAGCATCTCATAACTACTTCTTACATATTCTCGGATTCTGTCTTTTTTTGGGCTATGTATAAATGAATACAAACTCCCTGACGCAGTAGTACTTAAAACTTCCTCCTGTGACTGCCGGAGTGATTTACGCTACAGTTTTACTCCTCTCGAACTATGATATAATTATAGTATTTATATAGCGGTTATTATCATTAACTTTTTTCCGCTGAGGGTTTATCTTTCCCTACACTAAGTTGCTCCGGTTTTATATAGAAAATTTCTCCTGAAGATAAGTTAATATTTGCAACTATTTTCTTACCTCTGCATATATCTACTATGCCGTTTTTTATATCATTACTACTGATATAATCAACTGGATCCATTTGTCCTGGGTCAAAACCGTCCAAGCGAACACAAATCTCACTTACAGACAAACGTAAGTACTGCTCTACGAATAAGATATTCTCGCAACTAGCTTTAGCTTGTACCTGAATTAAGTTAGTACTTTGTCCTTGCACAATAAAGTAGTTTGATTGGTCTATTACGAAATCTAAATTTCGTCTAGCTTCTTTAATGTTACGTATGATACGCGATAGACGTGCCATACTATTTAACATAATGCAATTTTTCTTATTCATCACTATTGTTTTTTAGTAAAAGGAGAAAGTGGTTTTACATCCTCTGGTAGGTTAGCTATACTACTTACCTTTGGAAATCCTGTATTTACTTCTTTTACTTTAGTTTTGTATTTAACTATAGGTTTTATTTCTCCCGTAGTTGTTACATTTACAATTGCGTCCGTTGTTCCATTTACGGATACTTCGTGGGTACTAATATCTACTGATACATTAATTGTATCTATACCCGCGGACTTTTTCTCTTCTGTTTTAGAATGTGTCATAGACATTAATTCTAAATATGAAGGAATAACAGGCTGAGCCTGTACTACTTCAGTAGTATTTACTAAATTCCAGCCAATATAAATACTTGCAAAGAATATTAGTACTACTGATACGATTCTACTATTCATTTTGATGATGATTTAGTGAATAACTTTCTAAAGGTAATAATTTGTTTCCAAATTTTAAGGATCTGACTTAGCTTTTTTTTTCAACCTTATCCTCTTTTGGAGGAAACTCTCCTGTAGTAGGAGTAATTATGCCTTCTTCGTATTCTGCAAGACGATCCATAGGATC